AAGTGTTTGTTGGTCACCAGAACGGGGAATGTTTGTTGCTGTTGGTAATAATAAAGTAGTTTATTCATTTGATGGACTTATTTGGAGTGATCAAACTACAGGCGTAGATTTAAATGATTGGTTTAGTGTTTGTTGGTCTCCACAACGTTCCATATTTGTAGCTGTTGCTTCAATTGGAACAAATAAAGTAATGTATTCATCTAATGGAATAAATTGGACTTCCGTATTAGTAAGCAACAGTGTGAGTTGGGCGGATGTTTGTTGGTCGACACAGCTTGGATTATTTCTTGCCGTTGGAACTACTACTACTAATAGGGTAATGTATTCATATGACGGATCCACTAATTGGACTCAACCAGCACTTGATGTGCCTCTTGTTGGAGGTGCAATTGCTATTTGTTGGTCTCCTGAATGTGGATTGTTTGTTGTTGTTAGTGATGGTATTGTTGGAGTTTCAAGTAATGGAATAACTTGGACTACTATAACAGACTATCCTTTCGCTTATTATGTTGGTATATGTTGGTCTCCACAACTTGGATTATTTGTTGCTGTTTCCTATGACGGACAGGTAATGATTTCAAGTAATGGAATAAATTGGTCTAAAGTATCTGTCCCATATGCCCCTTGGTTTAATGTGTGTTGGTGTGCAGAAATTGGATTATTTATTGCTGTTGCTGATGGTGGAGGAACTAATAGATTAATGTTTTCACACAATGGAAGAAACTGGACATCAGTATTTATACAACAACTGAGTTGGGAAAGTGTTTGTTGGTCTCCAGAACTTGGACTTGCTGTTATTGTGGGTCGTACTGGTAATTTCGGGATAAATACAGTTCTGACTTCTTCATTAAAAGGTCGTCCTCCAACAAGTTATAATGTATTTGATAGTAGTTTTAATAGTATTGATCAAAATGGTAATTGGACGTTTCAAAATATTGATATAAGTGTTAATTTAAATCCATCCACTACTAATACAGGCACACTTGGTTCAAGTAATAAAATATGGGGAAATGCATATATAAAAGATATAAGCGCAACTAATATTAGTGTAAGCGGTAGCATACTTCCTTTACGCGGCATAAGTTGTGATTTAGGTTCTTCATTAGCGCCATGGCGCAACATATTTGTAACTGACTTAAGTGTTGCTAAAATTAACGGACAAGCGTATAGTGCCGGAGGAGGCGGAACGGCTATTGACCTTCTTTCATTTAATGATTTAAGCAGAAGCCATTATGATTTAAGCAAGAATAATAATTTTCGTTTAAATAATATAGATAGTTCATTTAGTTTATATGTTAAAAAATCTGATCTTTCAAATTTAAGTACTAATATAATCCCTTCTGTAGATAATACTTATAAATTAGGAGATATAAGTAAAAATTGGAGTAACGCATATATAAAAGATATAAGCGCCACTAATATTAGTGTAAGCGGTAATTTGATTCCACTGAACAACAATAGTGGAAGTTTAGGTACTATTAGTATTGATAGCAACACTTCCAGTATTCAACTATATCATTATGAACTTATTGCAATTGCACGAACATGGTTAGAACATAGAACTATTGCTCAGAATTCAGGTAGAACTTTGGCTGTTATTTTAGACCTATCCCAAAATAATGCAGTTAAGAAGCTACTTCAAGACAATGGTTCTGGTTCGGCGTGGATAGGAGGAAGGAGAACAGGATCATCAGTTAAGCCTATTGGAGTTACCGGTAGAGGAAGTCTATATTGGGAATGGATTAATGGAGCCACTTGGAGTTATAATAATTTTGATGGTGAAGAACCAAATAATCAGGGCGGCAATGAAGACTATCTTGAAATTAATGACCTTGGAATGTGGAATGATTTAATAGGATCTTCTCAACTCCATGCTATTTATATGACTACTATAAATACTACAACTACTATAACTAGTATAAATACTATAAATAGTAGGATTTGGAGAAATGCTTATATTCGTGATATAAGCGCTACAACTATTAGTGTTAATCAATTAATAGTTACCGAATTATCTTCAAACAATATTGCTAGTGTTATTAGTAATTTAATTCAAAGAATTGCTATTCTTGAAGCTCGCCCTTAAAATGTATTTAAGAAAATTACAATTATTTAAGAAAATTACAATTATTTAAAAAAATTACATTACATTTTATTTTATTTTATTTTATTTTATTACATTTTATTACATTTTATTACATTTTATTACATTTTATTTTACTAGTTTTTATATTAATTAAATATAGAAACTAGTTGGTTATTATGTCTATAACAAATAAATTAGTAGCAAATATAAAACAAACACAAGTTGATATAACTAAATTTACAGACACAAGTAATGTTATATGTATTGATACGTGTAATAATCGTATTGGTATAAATACTAAAACTCCACGCTATTCTATTGATATATATGGCACAAATGGTAAAATTTTTGTAAGTAATTTAGAAGTGGCACAAAATGCTAATTTTTATACTATAAGCGGCACTACTATAAACTGTCTAGATGGTAGCTTTACGCGCAATTTAGACGCAAGTTTTATTAATTTTAAAACTATTAGTGGGTCATTAATAAGAGCAACAACTATTAGTGGTGTTAATATTATTGGAATTTGTGGAGATATAATAGACTTAAGTGGTACTAATATTAAACTTAGTAATGAGCTGAGAGCAGTTACTATTAGCGCAAATACTATTAATGCTACTACTATTACTACTAATATTTTAAATGCTAGTACTTATAATATTGAAAGAGGTATTTTTACTGATTCTATCACAACTAAAACAGCCGATTTTAGTAATATTAGTGTTATAAGAAATACTAGAACTAATATTAGTGGTGGAACTATAGATTGTAGTAATTTAAATGCAAACTTTATAGTAAGTACTAGAATACACTGTCTAGAAACACTTTCTGCTGGAACTGTGAGCACAGATAATTTGATGTCTGCTTCGGGAAGCCTATTTTTTACACTTTCTAATGGGCAATTCTATTTAAATACTGGATTAGGAGATGATAACATAGCTAATATACAAACTTTAATAACCGAGGAATTACAGGATGACTTGTCTACAAATGTTATAACAGCTAAGCAAGGTTACATATTTGATTGTTGTATAAATAATTTAACAGTAACAAATATTGATATTAGTAGAAGTTTAACATTACCACAACAAACTTCAGGAACTTCATATACTGGTTCTTATGGAAGTTTAGCAATTAAGAAATTTGAAAACAGTTCAATAAATAGTTTAGCAATATATAATAGTAATTCAAGATGGTCTAATATTTTTACTGCCACACAGTATGCTACTATTGACTTAAGTAGTAATTCTAATAACAATATAGTAAATTATAACATAAGATCAGATATTAATATTTTACCTAATTATAGATATATTCCAATAAAATTTAAAATGATTAATGCTAGTCCAGCAAAAACAGAGTTATTTAATATTAATAATAATAACTATATAGAATTAAGTAACACTAATTTTAATTCAGGAATTTACGAAATTAATGCTAGCATTACGTTAAGTTATAATAATACTATAAGTGGCGATGTTGAACCAAATGATTTTACATTTGGATTATATGATAAGGCGGTTTTAGATAAAGCTATTCTTCCAGCTAATAGTAATATTAATAGTAATATTACTAATATTATTTTTGAGACTTCTTATAACTATGTAAAAAATAAAAATCTTATATTGGCATTTGATAATAGTTATAACTATTCTAGTGTATCATTAAATTATATTGGACCTTTATTTGCCTATACCTTGTATATTAATAATTATAAAAGAGGATTATGTTATTTGGTAAGCTCGCAAAAAGATATTTCCCATTTTAATGTAGAATATTTTAGTTCAACTATTAAACTCCTAAATTATGACATATAGCATAATATTTTTTTATATTTTTTATAATTATTTTATTTTTAAAGTAATTATAAAATTTATTATTTATTAATTACGTCTTGACCGTCTTGATCTTCTTGACCGTCTTGATCTTCTTGATTTTCTGGGTCTTCTGTATTTTCTAGATCTTCTAGATTTTCTTGAACGTCTTGATCTTCTAGATCTTCTTCTTCCTCCCTTGGGAGGGGTGGGTAGTTTGCCGTCATCATCGCTGTCACTATCGCTGCCTCTATCGCTGCCTCTATCGCTGCCACCATCGCCGACGTCTGTGGTTACACCATCGTCACCTGTGCTTTGCAATTGAGCATCGGCTTCGGCTTGAGCTTGAGCTTGAGCTTCCTCTAACTCTTCTCTAGCAATTTGTAGCGCATTTTCTTTAGTATCATTTTCATCAGGTAACTGTTCTGCAACTGCAACTGCTAATTCTGCTCTAGCAAGTCGTACCGCATTTTTTTTACTAGGATCATCATCAGATACATTTTCTGCAACTTCAACTGCTGATATTGCTCTAGCAATTAGTAGCTTATTTGCTTTAGTAGGATCATCATCAGATAAATTTTCTGCAACTGCAAGTGCTAATTTTGCTCTAGCAATTAGTAGCTTATTTTTTTTAGTAGGATCATCATCAGATAACTGATCTGCAATTTCAACTGCTGATTTTGCATCTTCTATAGTTAGTCCTCCTCTCATTCTTCTGGTAGTTTTTCTAGAACGCCTCGCCATTCTTATTCTTATTATAATATAATATAATAAAAAAAATTTTATAAATATAATATTCTCTAAACGAATAAACAAATAAACAAATTACTTACTTTATTTTGATTGTTTCGATTTTTTTGATTGTGCTTCAACTTTATCAGTTTTATTAGGCAATTTTAAAAAGTCATTATAAGCAATTTTCAATTCTTCAAGTTCTGTTACCCACATTTCTTCTAAAGTTTGCGCTTTAATAGTTTCTAACTCAGTTTTCTTTTGTTCATGTTCTTTCATTAATTTTTCAACATTTTCCTTGCTTACTGAATCCATTGGCATTTTGATTAAATAATTAAAGTCGCCATTTTCTCCTAAATCAAATTTGAAATTTGTTAAGATTGTAACAATCTCTTCCTTAGACTTTTTCCGCAAGTCAATAGTATCATCTAAATTATATTGAATAAACCGCGCTTTTGATGTTAATGTTTTAAGTTCTTTGTCTAGTTTTACAATAATATATGCTTTTCGTTGCGCATAATAGTCATGTCTAATAACATAGTATGCATCAATAATGTCATAAACATTATTATATTTACGTAATTGCTCTTTTTCATTAAATAAATGCATGTTTGTATTAGATTGAATACAATAAAGTTTTAAGTATTTTTCAATACCTTCAATATTATAGTCGTGCTTTTCTAGCAGCAATTTACTCATTAGTCCTGGATAAAATGTAATCTCAAATTCAACATTTAAATCAGTAGACATGTCTTTAAAATCTTTAATTAGCTCCTCTTTGTTTCCTGTTTTAGCAGTTCCTGTTCCAGTTCCAGTTCCAGTGTTATTGAGTCGCTGTTCTAAAAATTCCTTATAGTCTTGTGTCCATGTTCCAATAGGAAGCTCAGTAACACGAATTTTATCATTACCAAGTATTTCATAACATCCTTTAATAACATATTTATTAGCTTGTTCGTCGCACGGATAAATCGTTCCTTTAAATCCCTGATAATATGGTTCAATTAGTAATGTCTTCATATTTGCATTCTTAAGCTTGCCTACTAAATAATCAATAATTTGAATAGGATTATAACACATAATATCTGTGCTAAATCCTGTTCCAATGCCCTTTGCACCATTTACAAGCACCATTGGAATAATTGGAACATAATAAATTGGTTCAACACACACTCCATCATCTTCATTATATTTAAGGACATAATCATCTAATTCTGGAAATAGTTTTCGAGTAATTGGATTTAAGTATGTATAAATATACCTTTCAGAAGCAGCATCCCTACCCGCCCCCATTAAACGTGTTCCAAACTGACCACAAGGCATAAATAAATTAATGTTATTTGAACCAACATAATTTTGCGCCAATCCAATAATCGCACCATTTAAGCTTGCTTCACCGTGATGATAACATGAATGTTCCGAAACATAACCGCTAAATTGCGCCACTTTCATTTCATGCGTTAAATTTTTCTTAAAACCAGCAAACAAGATTTTCCGCAAACTGATTTTTAGTCCATCGCAGATATTAGGAATTGAGCGATCATTATCATATTTTGAAAAGTGTATCATATCATTATTAATAAAGTCTTCATAAGTCACTTCTGGGTTAGACGTATTTAAATATAGATTGCGGTCATAATGTGAGAGCCAATTTTTGCGATCATCTGCTCGCTTTTTATTAAATACCATATCAATTGTTTGTCTTGAAGTTTCGGTGCTCTTAAAATTGACTATTTTCTTCTTTAAAAAGTATTCTTTAAATTCTTTACTAGTGCTTGTTCCCAAACCTTTGTAATATTTAATAGACCACTTACTACTATCTTGCTGACCATTCTCTCTCCAATTCATATATTCGCCATTATTGTAAAATTCAAGCGTTTCTTTCCCCTTGGTCGCCTTTAAAATGGGAGTATTCATATATCCAATAAAATTGGGAATTTGAATTAGTGACTTCCATTCGCTATCAATCATATTTATACCAAGACCTTTAATATGGCTTCCATCTAAATCTTGATCAGTCATAAATAATAATTTTCCATACCGCAATTTACTGGTAACATCATTTGCTGAATATTCTTTACCGTGTTCTAAACCAAGAATTTGTTTAATTTCAGTAATTTCTTTATTTTCCGAAATTTTGGTAATGTTTTCACCACGAATATTAAACATTTTGCCTTTCATTGGATAAACACCAATAATATTACGGTCTTCGCGAGACAAGCCAGAAATAATTCCTGATTTTGCCGAATCTCCTTCACACAAGATTAATATACATTCATTAGATTTATTTGTTCCGGCATAATTTGCGTCTACAAGTTTTGGAATATTGCGAATAGTTTTACATTTTGTGCCGTCTGTTTTTTTTGCCGCTTTATTTTCTTTTACTTCCGTTAAACTACAAGCGACAGACATAACACCCATTTTAGCCAACTTTTCTATAAACTTAGTGCTTATTTCACAAGATGAACCAAAATTGGAAACCGCAGTGTTTAAATAGTCTTTTGTTTGGCTATCAAACGCCGGATTTTCAATGGTGCAATTTACAAATATCATAAGTTGTTCTTTAATTGACGCTGGTTTAACTTCAACATGCTTCTTTTCTTTAATATAAAGCGTTAGTTTTTTTACTAATTGTCCTACAATATATTCTACATGTTTCCCTCCTTTAGATGTATGAATACCATTTACAAAACTGACTTGTGTAAATTCTTCATTTGGAGCTAAGCAAACAGTATATTCCCATCGCTCATTTGCCTTTTCATAAATACGCGGATGTTCGCTTTTACAACCAATATAAAGATTAGCATAACTTTCAAAATCTTTGACGTCTGGGTCAAGTTTAAGTGTATTATATTTGACCTTAATAGATTTATCTGTAACTGCAGCAATATCAAAAATTCGCCGAATTAATAGTGCTTTAAAATCACTGTCTAAATTGCCTTCTTTTAAACCGAGTCGCTTAAAATCTGGCTTAAAACTTACACTTGTATAAGGTTTGCCTTTGCACTTAGTAATTGTTGGTTTTTCAATAATATTTAAATTATTTTTGAATTCTTGGACATATTTTTGACCTGTTTTAGCATCTACTGTTTCAATTTTGCCCCACGTCGACCATATTAAAACTAATTTAAATCCGAATCCATTTTTTCCTCCAACTACTTTTTTTTCAGTTTTATCATAATTAGTAGAAGTTCTCATATGTGCGAAAATTAGTTCTGGAATCCATACACCATATTCAGAATGAATAGAAACATCAATCCCATTTCCATCATTAGTCAATGTAATAATACCATCATCACCAATAACGATTGATATATGTGTTACCGGGTAATTTACTTCATTAGTTGGTTTACTTGTATCTTGACTAGTTGGTTGACTTGTAGAAGCAATTAATTGTTCCATTCTTAGCGCATGATCTCGACAATTAACAATTGCTTCATCAAATAGTTTATAAAGACCCGGAATAAAATTAATATTTTTTTCTACAATTTTCTTATTTACTTCATCATATATATACATATTAGACGATATTTGCTCGATTGAGCCAATATATGTGTCCGGATTATCTAATACGTGCTCTTTATCTGTCTTTTTTTGATATTTTTTAGTTATATCATTATTTGTAGTCATAACTAATCAAATAGTCTTAATATTATAAATAATAATTATTTATACTATTTATCAATTTTATTTATAATATTAGATTTACTAATAAATATTAGTATATACAATAATAAATATTAGTATATACAATAATAAATATTAGTATATACAATAATAAATATTAGTATTTACAATAATATACATTAATTTTTTTAATTCTATATACTAATACTAATATGTCTAATTGTTTTCCATTAAATAGTAGTTATAGTGAAATTAGTAATAATAAATATATTTTTAATAATTTATTCCCTAATTCCACTACTACTAATATTTCATATGGATTATATGATACTTCAAATAATCTAAACTATATTATTAGAAATGTTAGTAACAAATACCCATTAACCTTTTACTATAGTTCTACTAATAGTACTAGTTCTAATATAATAACATTTGAACCCTTAAATAAAAATGTTCCAATATTAATTTATGTATCAAAAGGACAAGATTATAGTTTTAATAACAATGATTATTTTAGATTTTACGACAGTTCATTTCAATTATTAAATATTAATCATTATAGAAGAGAAAGTTATGATAGTTCGCTAACAGACATAGTTAGTAATTTTTACTTTATGAATAATCAACGTTACAAATTTATAGCAACAACTGATTTTTGTTCTAATCAGCCTTTTAGAATTTATGGAAATTCACCATATACTATTGATAATAGTCTAAGTCTTATTGGTGCTAGTTTTGAGCTTACTATACCAAGTAATGCTGATAATAGCATTAATAGACTCTTTTATACTGACATTAATACTGATAATACAAATGACGTTTGTGGTAATCTATTTATATTAAGAGATCTTAGTTATAGTTATTATTATGGCGATATAAGTTTTTCTATTAATAATTATAATAACTTTAGTAGCACTTATATATCTATAAAATCGTATAATTATAGTTATTCAACTGTTTCTGGTTATGGAACAGTTTCTATTAGTAATAATAACTTATTTTATTATTCGGAGTCTTGTAGCTATATTACTCAGGGATTTAGCATACGTTCATATGAGTTATTAAATAAAATAAGTGCCATTGATTTATCAGTTAATACCAATAGCACTTTTAAGGTAGGATTAAATAAGAATAGACATATAAGCAATTCAACTTTTAATTACGATTTAAGTTATGGAGTAACAATTAAAGATTATATTATTATTGATATATCTAAAAATTATCCATTAAGATTACTTAATAATGAAATCAGTAATAAAATTTATATTGATGAAACATATCAAATCAATAGATTAGGAATACACACTATTAGTGGTTCAAAATATTATTATGGTTCATTAAAAATAAAAGTTGTTGATGCTTTTATAGACCCATTAATAGTTCAATTTGTTTCAATTTCAAATAATAGTATTAATTTTTCTTATGTACTAACTTTTATATATGATAGTTCAACCAATCCATTAACAATTAATCATATTGTATATGATTATTCAACCAATTCACGGTCATATTATGACTTTTCAAATAGCAATTTGCTACTAGAAAATCAAAATAATCTGCTTTATGAATTAGGCAATTATGAAGTATCAAGTAATAAATTTAAATTAAATTTGAATACAGACTATAATGAATTAGGTTATATTTCTAGAGATAAATTAAATAATGACTTAACTCAATTTGTTAGTGCAACACCTTCTGTAGATCAAATTAATAATGAATTAAGTAATAATTTCTTAGCTACTAGGCAATTTTATATTTACTATAATGTTATAGATTATGAAAATAATTCTATTCAAAATATTAGAGCAATCTATCTTAATGGTGGTCCTATTATTGAAATAAGTAATAATTATAATAACAATAATAACAGCGTTTTTACTATTCCTATTAATACTAATAGAAATAATGTTAGTATATATAATTTTTATGAAGACATTAAAGTTTATATATACGACAACAGCAAAAATAAAATCTTTATTCCATTTGAGATAATAATTAATGGAAGTTATTTACAAAATAGCAATCGAACAAATAACTCAATTTTTAAACACTATGAGTTTAATACTGGTTTAACTAGCAATAGTCAAAGTCAGAACCTATATTATTCAACATTTAACGAGAATGTAAACATAAACATTCAACTTAGTCAATTGACTATTCAGAATATAGATTTATCGTCTATTAGTGTTTATAATATAAATAATAGTTTGGTTGGACAAATTATATCTACTAATAATCCTAGCTACTATATAAGATATTTTCCTTCATCTTCAGATGTAGATATTAGTCTTAATTCATCCAATGTAAATTTAATTAATAGAATAGAATTTAAACTTACAAACAGATTTGAATTTTTTAATTCAAATAGTTATGTAAATAATAGTTTTGATTCTTCGTTTATAGTGTATAAATTTACTTACCCTATAAGTAATCCTCCCAAAACTATAGATATTTCACTGGGTTTAAGTCCTACTAAGTTTTTTTTTACTGCTAGTGATAACTCTTCAAATTCTTTTACTGTTTCTGGTAATTTTGTTAAACCGAAACTTTTTAAACAAAGTCATACAGATATTAACTTAATAGACTTAGAAACTATAGGTAATTATGATTTGATTATTAATACCAAAAGTTTAAGTGGTGGAGATTATTATAAGACAACATATATAGATAAATTTTTCACCAATCCTATAACAAATATTTCAAAAACTTATAAAATAATAGTTCAAGATTATGAACCACCTAGTTTAACATTTTATGATATTAGCGGTAGACTTTTAACAAATCTTACTTATTTTAAACTATTTTATCCTAAAGCACGTCCATTTAACATATTAAGTGATATATGTTTTGCAAAATTAACTAACTTTGTTACTATAAGCAATGACTATATAGAAAATAAACCAGTCTTATTATATGATGATAATTCTAGAATATATTATGATTTGTGTACTAATGATTTAAGTTTTAACGTTACTATACCAGAATTATTAACAAGTACAATCATTGAATCAAATAATATTATTAACAATTCTAGTGTTAGTGAAGTTAGTTGTATTATAAATTATAGTGTTCGTGACTTATGTAATAATTATTCACGTGGGATTTCGCTAGAATTAAACTTTGTAAATATACCATATGTTAGTTTGAGTGGACAATCTATTGTAACGCTTAATTATATTAACGATTTAAGTTATAGTGATAAGGGGTTGCGATTTATTACTCTAAATCAAAATTATACTCCTAGTCTGAGTTATGATAAAGCTACATCTATTAATCAATTAACTGAATTTAGTTCTTTTCTGAGTAGTTCTTATTCTCCATATTATAATATAAGTGGAACATGCGATATATGTTTTACACGTCTTGGTAATTATTATTTCAACTATACTATTCAACAAAGTGATTCAACTCATATATTAAGACTTCAACGTTTGATAAAAATAGTAGATAGCTATAAACCATTTATTTATTTTCCCGATTTAAGTTTTACTATTGATGTTGATGGTTTGGCTAAATATAATACTATAGAAAATAATCGTGATATATCATATTCTGCTGATAATAGAGATACTAGAAATATTGATTTAAGTTTTATCGTAAATACAAACATACATGATCTAAGTCGTGTATTATATAACTTTGATTTATGTGATAATTATTTTAGTCCAAATGCTAGTCCAAGTTATTTGTCTTATACAATAACGCTATCAACTAAAACTACTACTTTTGCTTTAGCAGATATTAGTAATTATTATAATCCAATCACTGGACTGTTGAATAAAGTAACTTATCCGAATTCTAGCACCAATCTTAATTATTTAGATCCACTAACATTTGTTTATACTTTAACAGATGGCTGTGGAAATATTTTTACATTTAATAGAATAGTTAATATAGTAAATGAAATTCCTCCTTCTATTAATTTTACTTTTAATAATATTTATTCAAATAATTCAAGTAATACTATTTATAAATATCAGGATTATAGTTACGTTCAATTAGACAGTTATAAAAGAGATTTTTCATATGTAGCTTTTGATTATACAAAATCGCCTAGTTCGCCACAACCTTTTACTATGAATTTTGATTTTTATCAAGAAATTAGCTCAATTATTCTTGGTTTTGACCTAAGTGATAATTTTGGAACTATTCAAAAAACGAATAACAACGTAACTATAACAGTAAGCGGAACACAACTACTACCTCCTTATGATATAATTAGTATAACTAATCCAACTAGTAATTCTTATGTTAACGAACTTTTCAAAGTAATTGGTAATACTTTTAGTTTAATATATGATATATGTGATAACCAAACTAACTCGATTCGTGTTACAAGAAATGTTAAGATAGTTGAATATATTGGTAACCCTAGTTTAAATTTTGATTTTGGTTATAAAGACTTAAATAGTCCATCTAATATAGTGAATATAAGTTTTGGAGATACAAGTTTTACTATTAACGATATAAGTGTAAATCATAATCGTCTTACATCTAGCAATATAAGTTATGATATAAGTTACATATTTGTTGATGCTAATAATAATGCTACTAGTCTTTATATTAATTCAATCAGTGGAACTAGTCTTAGACAATATAACCCATCTGCTTTAATTTATAATTTAGGACCACAAGGAACAGGATATAATGATTTTAGTCATAATATTAGATATTTTCCAGTTCGGGCAAATATATCTACTTCTAGTTTAAGTAGTATTAGTAATTATAAAATTTTGACTGTAACAGTACAAAATAATGGACCTATTATTGATTTGGGTCCAATTCCTATAATAAATCATCAAAGTTATACACCATTAAGTGATGCTTCTTTTATTTTTGGTGTGACAAGTTATAGTATATACGATGAATTTTATTATTATAACTACGGAGAAACTATAAGCTATAGTGGAACAAATTTTAAAGTTATTTTAGATAGCTCATTAAATGTTAATGAGCCCAGTAGTGGAATTTATAGTATAATTTATTACTCAAAGGATAGTAATAATCTAGATATTAGTAAAATTCGCACATTAATAGTTCGGGATAGTCAAGCGCCGGTTATTAGGAGCATATGTGGAGATAATATATATCAAAATTCAAATAATGTTTGGTCGTTAGACAGATATTCAACTTATACTGAATATGGTGCTTTAGTTTATGATAGTGCTACAAAAAGGTCATATTATTTTGATAATCAAACAATACCATCAGGAACTGAAGAGGTTAATGGTTTTACATATAAGATTCTTACTGGGATTAAGTATTCTATTAGATATAATAAGCTAATATCAACTTCTACTTCTACTTCAATAAGTTATAGTCCTATACCTATTAGTTCTATTAACACATCAACAGCAGATATTTGTTATCAAGTAATTTATAGTATATTGGATTTATGCGACAATGAAGTAAGCCACAATCGAATTATAACAATAATACAAAACTATCGTCCTTTATTGTATCCATATATTGAAGTAAGTAGCAATTTGCAAGTTTTAACTAAATATTTATTGAGAGATTTGAACGATGTAGACGCCTCTTCTGTAATACAAATAAATAGTGCTATTCCGCGTATAGGCAATAATGGCGGCATTAATGACATTAATTATGACTTAAGTCTCTCATATGTTAATAATAATAGCATTAAAATTATTACATGTGAAGCTATTAAACCTATTGTTTTTAATCGCGCAGTAAATTCAAATTCTATAAAATTTAAATTACACGCAAAATCATATGATAGGTCTAGAATAGCATATAGTGGAACTCCTAATTATACACTAAGTACTTATGTTGACTACTCTATAAATAGTATAAGGGTTTTTAATTCACCAATAGATTATCAACCTATTACTTTTACAGCTATTGATAGTTGTCTAAATAATGTAGAACAACAACAACAAAGCATTACTTTTTATTTAAAAATTATTGATACTAAGCCTCCTAATGTAACAAAATTAACTAATATAAATTTTAGTGATCCAAATAAGTTGGACTATCCGTTATTATCTTCAAGAGCTGTTAGTGAATTAGTTCAAGATATTAATTATTTTGATACTTATGAAAATAGTTATTTAAATTATATAAAATATTATAAACAAGTAAGGTCACCAACTTCTCCCGATACTTCAAATATAGTCTTGTTAGATCCAGGAATAAACATTGAAGATATTGTTGATACTGTTGATGGAAGTGTAAATTTTGTTAGTGGAGAGTTTGACTCTAGTGCTCATAATTTTAGTATTAGTGATATAAGTCGAACTTTTTTTAAAGACCCTTCTTATATTGATGTGTCTAATGTTTTAACTACTATGGGCCAATACATTCAAAACTATAATGTGAAAGATAAAGCAGGCAATGTAGTTAACGTATCGAGAGTTGTAGTTATTAAACCTTTTCCTCCTATAATCAGATTAAACTATCAACAAGATAGTGCTTCTAATAATTATACATGCTATTTGCTTCAACGCTATGAAAAATTTATAGAAAAAGAAGGCATTGTGAGAGATTTTGCTGACTTTAACATTGGTTTTATACAGGTTGACATAGATTATAGTAATTTAAATGAAAATAAGGATGGCTCATATATAGTAGTTTATAGAGCAACTAATAGTTCTAATGTTTTGGGCACAGCAAAAAGAAATGTTGAAGTATATAGTCCTATTGTGTTAGAAAAGGTGGTTTCAATTAACTTTGTAAATTTAATAACTGGTCCGTCAAATTTTAATAGCAATTCAAAATTTAGTTTGGGCAATGGAATATACAACTTTGATGTGTCTGTTAATTATGCTTTTAAATTAGTAACCCGCGATTTTGATACTAGTAAAAATCCATATGATGTAAGTAATTTAATAAGCTTAACTAGTGCTGTTTCTACTACTGTAGATGGTGAAAAATATTATTATGGAAACAATGTTAGATTAACAATAAGTGGCAATTTTGAGAGATGCTCACTAAAGTTTAATCCAAATACTATGAGCTCTAGGACTGCTATGTTTCAAAGTTATTTGAAAAATAACGAGTATCGCTATTTTTTTATATATGATAATGCCAATTATTTTATAAATTTACAAAACTATTATAATAATTTGAGAGATCCTACACAAATTATTGATAGTGCTAAGTCATTTAGTGTTGATGTGAGTAATCTAAATAATTCAGTTTCCAGTTTACCACCATATTTTACTATAAATGGTTTAAAACAAGACTTATATTTAATATATGGAGTTTATAGATTTCAACAAACAAGTTATAAAAATTTTTATAATCTAATCAAATTTTCTACAACACCTGATGGAACACATCAGGGTGGAATAGAATATACAAAGACGATTTTTTCACAAAACTTACCGGGCGTATCAAGACCATTGTTATCAAGTTATAATACTTTAAGTATATATACTCAGATTACTATTAATGCAACTACACCTACAATATTATATTATTATTCAGAAAAGTTTAAAAATATGGGAGGCAAAATAGTGGTAAGAAACAATATAGTATTTCTTAAAAATGTAACCATTTTAAATAGTTACGTTATTACTAATACAACAAAAGACTTGTTTAATGAGGGCAATAAATTTTTAACAATATCTAATGAAGTAATGAGAAATAGAATAGTGTTAAACCAACGTTTTGATGCTTGTGCAAATAGTATAAGTGTAAATAGTATAAGCGCTATAAATATATGTTGTGTGACACAACAAAATCTACAATATAATGTATTGTATGACTTAAATAAACATCCAAACAGACTGATTTTTAAGAATTATAATGATCCATCAACAGCTAATTATATTATAACAAAAACTGGCTCGACTAATGATTCAAATTATTTATTAGATGTATCAAATAGCAATTCAAGGTTTAATGATAGTTATAATAGTTATATTACTTATTTTAATAGCATTTACGAATCCTCTTCTGTTATTATAAAAGCAAATGGTTTAACCAACTATGATAGAACCTTAAAAAACATATTTTATAATAGTGCGTATAATAATAGTGGGCCTATTGTTAATACAAATACAAGTTCTATAAATGGTACAAGTTCTAGTCTACTGAATAATGAAATTTTTAATTATATTAATTTTTTCAAAAAAAATAATGTTGTTCCATCACACTTGTTAGCTAAAGATTTTAGTTATAATGTTACTGAATTTTTATTTGCCAAACAAGCAGCATTATTAAATTTAGATTCCACAAATATTTATAATTATAACTCATCAAATGGTTCGCTTTTAGTAGCACCACGAATAAAAATAACAAATATTATAGACAACTATGTTATGTTTTCATTAGATGTAGATTATGCTAATTTACGCTTTCAGACTTTTGAATTTCTAGTATATAGTTCGAGCTTTACAACTTTTCCAGATTCATCAACTACCATTAGTAATGATAGACTATTTTTTTTAAATGGTTCACTAGTTATTGCTAATAATATGCTATATTCTAAACAGGTAAACGGATTTTATGACGGTTCAAGCGTTTTTAATAAAATGTATGAAAGTTCGAATACTAGAGAATCAACTATGCAAAATATGGTTTTTTTAAATATATTAGATAATAGTTCAACTAGTTCTATATGTGGTATAACAAAGCAAAATATATATAATAATATATATTTAGATGAAAGCAATAACTTTATTTTTCACAAATATAACGAACAAACTATTGTAAATTATCAGGTTAATGATGCACATTTAACATTGGCTAAAACATTAACCGAAAATTATAATAACGACCATTATTTATTAGATGTGTGTTCAAATATTTTGTACAATAGTTTTAACAATGATGGACTAACAGTTGAAACATTAAATAGCTTAACTAATAATAAAAACTATGGAATAGCATTAACATATAAAATATATGATGAAATAGATGTGAGCACTAATTTTAATATGTTGGCTTCACTCTACATTTTACCAATATATCTTAATAATATTCCAACATATAGAAGAATAAATAATGATTATAGCACACAGTATAACTATAATAATGGTTCATATAGCATAACTAAAGATAGAGTTATTAGTGAAATAAGTATTAATGCTATTAGTAGTACATTATATGGAAATCAAGAAATTCACTCTCATTCGAATACAATATCTAATGAATTACATAGCAATAGTTATATTATTAATTTACATGACTATTTTGATATAGATTTAGTAGTCAATCGTTTTCAAAGTAATAATTCTTTTAGTATAAGCACTATTAATCCAAATAATTTGATTTATACAATACTTGATATAAGTTATAATAATAGCAAGTTCAATTTATATAATCTCGAGTCGTCTTATAATATTATTTTAGACAATCTAAACTTAACAATTTTGAATAGTATGCAAATAAAATTGTTTTGTTCATATTTTAAACTAAAATATATAGTTTCTTTTATAACTAATATATATTATAACGCAAGTAGCACAAGTACCACAAGTACCACAAGTACCACAAGTAGCATGAATAGCATTCCTTACATTAACAGTGTTAATATTCAGTATTATTCAGATCTTTATGAAAAGTATGATATATTAAATACTTCTTTTACTAGCACTTTAGCAAGTTCAACTATAAGTATATTATATACAGAGCTAGTTAGCAATACAATAAGCCTTATAACTTTTTATAATGAGTTTCTAGCTAAATATGACCTATATATGTATAATGTGATAACAACAAATCCGATTTACAGAACTTATATATTAAACACTAGTTCTTTAGATCAATTAGTTGAAGACATTAATAGTCTTGTGGAAAATATTGATTTTGTCATATTAAATGAAACCAGCAAGTTTGAAGATACTATTATAACCATTGATAATCCTATTTTTAGTAGTTACTCTGATATAAATGATATTGAAAATACTTTAGTAAGATTTATTGAACTATATAATAAAATCCAATCAAGTTTTGTTAGGTGGAATACTATTTCTACCCAAAAATATAACTATAAGCTATATAATTCTTCACAGTTTATTAACCTTTTTGATGTAACTAATTTAAATCCATATGTTTTTTTAAGAAATTTTAAATATAATTTGAATTCGTTAAATACCCATTTAACGAATATAACAAGTAAAATTGGTGGTGAAGGCCTTTTAATAACAACTCCTTATAATACTCCAATAGAGTTAAGCTTAAACAGTGTAACAAATTTTGCTGAGTTTGTTACAAAATTTAATATATTTTTACAACGTTTAACACCTTTAATTAATAGTTATCAAGCATTTGAAGTAGCTTCAACTGGTATTAATTATATTAATAACACTTTTGAACTTAGTGGTTCACAACTATTAATACATAGTATCCAATCAAATAGTATTAATATTAAGATTAATATTAAATACAAGTCTTACTTTTTTAATTACATTGATATTTCCACAATATTATTAGATATTATTATACCTGATTTAACACCACCAATCTTAACATTTGCAAATCATGATTTTAGTTTTAATCAAAATGACTTACTTACTGGTTCTATCAATAATGTAATAACAAACTTAATAAGTGATGTAAGTTATATTGATTTACATCAAAGTTATGATTTAAGTATTAATAATACATATTATAGTTATTATATAGACATAACAAATGATCTATGCATTAATAATATACAGAATTCTTTAGTATCAATTGAGTTGCCGAAAATAAATAATAATGACTTCATAACTAGTTCTGAACTATTTATTGATATTTCATATATTGTAAAAGATAATGCAAATAATATTAATACTATTATCCGTAAATTAATTATTAATAAGTCAACGGATTATCCAAAATTTTATTATTATAAAGCAAATGAATCTAGATATTATAAATTAAGTGATACCACTTATACTCCTCCACCAGCCACAGTAGATGAAAATATAACTATTGCCACACTTAAAGATGAGCTTACAAAATTAATAACAATAATTGATCCACGCATGGCATCATCTAATTCTTATTTAGAATCGTATATTATGAAAGATGAATTTGATGATTTTTATAGAGCATCAATATTGGGTATTAGTGTTATAAATATTTATGATTTATCACATATCAAGATTGCAAATAATATTTATGATCAACGTAATATACACTCTACTTATGATGTAAATAATAATAAATTTATAGATTACTTCAATTTTACAAATCAAGGCGGACAAGAATTGGCTAACATCAGTAAAATACGTTTATATTTTGGAACTTATACATTGGAGTATATAAGCAAGGCAAGCACAGTAACAAATCGTATTATTAGTCAATATAGAACATTAACTGTAAATGATGTTAATGATGTTGATGTGGAAGAAGTAAAACAAATAATACACTGTTGTTATCCTAGGGTTGAATATAAACCTGGGTTACCAGATAATTATACATCCGGTTCTCAAAACTCAAGAGTTATGAGACGTGCTAAATATATTATTAATAGAAACAGGTAGAGGCACGCAACAAATATTATAAAAAAGGACTTAAAGCCACAACAAATATTATAAAAAAGGACTTAAAGCCGCAACAACTTTTATAAAAAGGACTTAAAGAAAATAAATAAAAAATTGATTATTTTAATTATTATTTTAAATATTATTATTGTTATTAATAATATTTAATATGAATTTTTCTAAAAATGAAATTAAAGTATATAATAATAGCGAATTAAAATTATATCAACAAGTTCATTTAGAATTATTGGTTTGTGAGTTAACAGAAATTAAAAGTTTATTAGATTTATTTTATAGGAATGAAACAAAAGCTAGTTTAAATAGCAAACAAAAATTATACGAAAAATATGAAAAAAAATTAACAGAAAAAATTAATAATAGTAAACGATTGTTGAAAAATACCAAAATTCGTTTATCTAATAATATTAGTAAATGTATGATTACAAGCTAATGTAACGCATTATTTCATATATATTGTTTATATCATTGGTTCTAAGCTATCAATATTAAAAAGCGCACTTGTGTTATTTATTTTTTTCTTCGCAATTTGATATTTTTCAAATAATGGATTTTTCAACACATTTTGCGGTGTGTGTTTATGAACTATGCGCGCTATCATTTTATATAGCTTAAAGTCGGGATATCTCTCTGACCCGTCATTTTTATACAATATATTTTTATTTTTATCATCAAATACCCATTCTATTATAATTTTTTTAATTGAAGACTTTACTTTTTTAATGTTGTCTAAATCTTCAATAAAATAATCAAATAAACTACACCCTAATCTACATAAGTCAAAACTATAATTTGGGTCTATACGAGGCTTGTTTTCATTAAAATATGGTTCGCAATTATATTGCGTGCTAGCATCACCATCTTCTGAATAACTATCACTACATATAAACTTATTTTTAAATTTATAAATTGCTCGACCAAAGTCTATTATTTTGTATATTTTGCCAAATGTAGGCACTTTATAATGAATATTGTTATATTTATAATATAAATACTTTTTTTCCGTAAACACATATACAATATTGTTAGTATGTAAATCATTATGAGTAAAGTGAAATACTTTTTGATATGTAATTAGTGTAAATAAAATTTGTAAAACAATTGACTCCCATTCAGCGTCACTTATTTTTTTACTTAAAATATATGAATCTAACGTGTCTTCGCAACATTCTAATACAATCATTTTAACTGGAAATTTTGAAATAGTACAATTAATATCATCACATAGTGAATTTGAATCTGAATTCTCTGTACCGCTACCACTTTCGTAGTCACTATTTGTGTTATTGCTATTTGTTGAACTTGTTTTATTGCTAGCACTTGAAGACCCTGTATTAGACGAACGAGAAGAACAAGTTAGCCCAGACTTACTTGTTTCATTAACACTTGTATTAATATTACTTGATTTATGAGACTGTTTTTCTATAATATTAAGATTTTCATATGTTAAACTACAGCTATTACTAGGACTAGAATTGCTATTAGTTATTGTGTCCTCGTAATTCGTTAACTCATTCATGCTTTCATTTACGCTTATTTCATTTACGCTTGTTTCATTTACGCTTGTTTCATTTACGCTTGTTTCATTTACGCTTGTTTCATTTACGCTTGTACCATCATTTTTACAAATAGGTTGCTCATTAGAAATAATACATAAATCCAAATCTTCAACTGATAATGGATTACTAATATTTAATAATAATGTTTTCTTATTTTTTTTTGTATTGTTGAAAAAATAATTGACTTTGTCATTATCTTCTAAAAAGAAGAGACTATTTCTATGACTATGAAAATGATCTGATTCAGCTAAATATTCTATGTCTTCTGAAACATCCAATTTATATTTGTTTTTTATTCCTAAAAATCCACCATAATAATTTATTCCATTATAAAAATTATAGTCATTTAGTAGGCAACTTGATAAAAAAGAAAAAAATCCATCAATATATGCTGAATTATTTGGATCAGCAAGTTTTTTATAAAGACTATTATAGTCTATATTAGTACTAGATGAGTTAGTTGTATCACTAAATTTGGGTAGTTCTAATATATTGTAACTGTTATCGTATTTACCAAGCATATATTTGACTGGATCAACCAATGGGCTAAATTTCACATAAATTTTTTTAGTATGTTTATTATTGCTATTATCTAAAACTGTTCCTACAAATTTATTATAGCTCTCTTTTTCCAAAATAGAGTCAAGTTGTAATTTATTGTTTAAATTAATGGAATTATAATTAGTGCTATTTAAATTAAAATAGTGCTCATATAATGGAATATAATTTTGAGTTTTTTCTAAATCTAAAAACTCTTCTTTGTTAATTGCCTCAAAAAGCTCCTTGTTATTATTTTTTCTATAGTTTAACTCCATTTAATTTATTAATTATAATAATTTTTTTAATATATAACACAATAGTTTAATATATAATACAATAGTTTAATATATAATACAATAGTTTAATATAAAGTATTTTAATATTTGTATTAAGTTTAAATATAAGTATATTTAATATACTTATTAAATAAGTAGTTAGCAATGACATTAGAATTGAAAAAATTTGATATAAAATCCATTAGTTTTAGGCCAGATGAAAATAAAGGACCAGTAATAGTCTTAATAGGGCGACGCGATACGGGTAAATCTTATTTGGTGCGCGATTTACTTTATTATCATCAAGATATTCCAATTGGAACCGTTATTAGTGGAACAGAAGCCGGAAACGGATTTTATGCCGAACATGTTCCTAAACTATTTATTCACGATGAATATAATACAGCTATTATTGAAAATATTTTAAAACGGCAAAAAACGGTAATGAAACAAATAAGAAAAGAAATTGAGGTTTATAAAAAATCTAATATTGACCCTAGGGCATTTGTGATTTTGGATGACTGTTTGTTTGATGCAACTTGGACTAAAGATAAAATGATGAGATTATTATTTATGAATGGGCGTCATTGGAAGATCATGTTGGTCATCACTATGCAATATCCTTTAGGTATTCCACCCAATTTGCGCACGAATATCGATTACGTTTTTATATTGCGCGAGCCATACATAGCAAATAGACGGCGTATATATGAGAATTATGCTGGTATGTTTCCTACATTTGAGAGTTTTTGCCAAGTTATGGATCAATGTACTGAAAATTATGAATGTTTAGTAATTAACAATAATGCTAAATCAAATAAGTTACACGACCAAATTTTTTGGTATAAAGCAGATCATCATAAAACATTTAAATTAGGGTCAAAAGAGTTTTGGGAAATTAGTAAAAATTTAGACTCTGATAATGAAGAAGAAATGTATGACCCAAACATAAGAGATAAGAAAAAAGGTCCCAAAATTAATGTGCGTAAAACTAAATGGTAATGTGTTGTTTTTTAGTTTTTTAGTTATTTAGTTATTTAGTTTTTTAGTTATTTAGTTTTTTAGTTTTTTAGTTTTAATTAATTTATTATTATATATAAATGATTAATCGCGGTTGGAGAGTCGGGCTCCCCCAACAAACTCAGGTTACTATAGAGAGAAAATATGATAGAAATACAGGAAAAGAGCTTACACAATCTGAAGCTGCCTGCGCCGAACGTATTAGAAGTTTGGAAGAAGATCTTATTATTTCAAATAATGAAAATCGTGGTCTTAGAGAGCGAGTTATAAAAGCAGAACGCATTGTGAATGAACTAGAACGGGCTTCTGAATCATCTCATAATAAAAATCCATATCCAAAAACAAAAACTACTTCTAAATCTCTTAATACAGAGCTTGCTAAATTTTGTGATTTCTATAAATTAAAAATTGACTTTCCAAATGAATTTTTTTGTCCTTTAACGCTAGACATTATGGTCAATCCAGTTACAACCTCAGGAGGACATACATATGAATGGAGTAAAATCGCAGAATGGTTTAAAGAAGGAAATAATAAAGACCCGACAACAGGTTTGGAATTAAATAATAACATGTTGTATCCAAACCATGCACTTCGCTCAGCAATCCGCAATTTTGTTCCTACTTGTGAGCTTATTATTATAACAGAGCTTCGTAAAAACGAAGTTCCTAATAAAACACAAGGGTCTATAAGAATGCGTTCCGCACCGGCAGAATATGGCACACGTTCAAGGTTAGTTAGTAAAACTAGAAGACAATCCAAAGTTAAAGCCAGCTCAAAATCTAGAGCATCAACTACTGCTAAAGCCATAGTTACAGAGACAGCGCCATCTTCATCAAAGTTCATTCAAGAACTTGATGCGCGAGAATAATTTGCGACTGTTGCAACGGGAGCAAAATAATATAGTGTTTCTATTTTGTTTCTATAATTTTGCTATAAAATTATAGAAACAAAATTGCTTAGAGAATAATTAAGTTATATACTATACTATGGCATCTTTTGATATTGTTGATTTAATTACAAATAATCCAATTACTAAACTAACGGATAGTAATAATAACAAATTATTAGAAAAGGTAAAAAACAATTTCACAGAAATGGAGCAACAATTATTTATATCAAGTTTTTATACATATTTAAATTATGATAAAGTTAATGATTTTGTGGTTGATTTAGATTTTATTTGGAAATGGTTAGGTTTTACTAGAAAATTTAATGCATGTACTTGTTTAAAAACTAATTTTGTATTAAATAAAGACTATAGTGAATCTTATGTAATAAACAGTAAGAATTTTGCTACCGTTGCAACGGGAGCAAAAAATAATGGGAGTGGTGGTCATAATATTCAAAAATATTTTCTAAATATTAAAACCTTTAAATCATTATGTTTAAAAGCTCAAACTAAAAAAGCAGATGAAATTCATGAATATTACATTAAATTAGAAGAATTAATTCATGAAGTATTAGAAGAAGAAGCTTTGGAAATGAAAAATACCTTGCTTGTAAAAGATAGTGAACTTGCTGTAAAAGATAGTATTATTAGAAATGCTAATTACGAAAAATTTAAAACAATTGAAAAAACGTTAATCTCTCAATTTCCTGTAAATTGTGAATGTATTTATTTTGGAACTATTACCAACTCTAACATAAAAGGAGATAAACTAGTAAAGTTTGGTATTAGCAATAATCTAGCTATAAGAGTTCAACATCATCACAAAACATATGAACACTTTATTCTTCGTGATGCCTTTAAAGTTCATAATAAGCAAGAAATTGAAAATGCTTTTAAAACACATGCACAAATTAGAAAGCATTTACGTACTATCGAAGTAGATGGTAAGAATAAGACGGAGCTATTGGCATACGATGACACCAATTTTACTATTAATTGTATCTCAAAATATATTAAAAATATAATTGCCGAAAAAACATATAGTATTGAAAATTTTAATAAATTAGTACAAGAAAATCAAGATTATAAAGCTCAAGTTCAACAATTGGGGGACGAAAATGAAAAAATCAAGATTATAAATAATGAGTATAGAGAGAAATTAGAACAATTAGAACAATCTCTCAAGACCACTGCAAATAATATTAAACAAACTAATATTGAAGACACACATTATATAATATCTACAGAACTAAAAAATAAGTTTGATAAATTTATTAGAGAGTCTTGCATTATTCGTAATGATGTAGAAATAGATTCAACAACAATAATGGGTCAATTTCGTATATATAATAGAGTGAAACCCACAAAAATATTATTTGAAACATTTAATAAATACATGAGAACACGATTTTTGGCATGTCGTCTTAAAACACAAAATAAAGGTCAAGTTGTATATGGATTCAAAGGTGTAAAATTGATTGATATTGAATATAAAAAGCTTTATAGTTGTAATGAAGTTGAAAAGTTTCTGTTTTCATATTGTTTTTTCTCTCCAAATGGTCGTGCTTCAACCAATAAAATTATAGAGGCATATATAAACTATAAAATTTGTAATAATTTAATAATTACGAATGATGAAGACAAATGTATTAAAAATTACTTAAAAGCATCGCCTTATATTGTCGGTGGACCAGTTCGCTTACATAATATAAATGCTACATATGAAGGCTATTATGGTATATCTCTAAAAAATGAATTGTATCACAAAGATAAAGATACATATACAGATGAACAACAGTTAGTTAGAACAACAGGTAAGATAGTTCATAAAATAGATGCATTAACCAAAAATGTGCTAAATACATGGACATCAATAGCAAAAGCAGCATTTCACGAGGAATTAAGCTCCGCAAAAATAAGCCGAGCAATAAAAAACAATACTTTAATAAATAATGCCTTCTATTACGTTACAGCGCACTAAATATTAAAAATACACATATTAATATGTGGGCAACCTACGATTATACTAACTTTCCAACTGTTTATATAACTATTAGTGGTTCAATTGAGAGTCCGCGCGATTTTACACATTTTATAGAACAATGGTTGCAATTATTTAATAATGGTACAACGTTCAATTTATATTTCAATACTATTAATTGTGGTTACATAAATATAAAATATGCTATTTTAATGGCTCATAAGATTAGACAATTTAAAAAAAACAAATATACTAATTTACAATTTAGCAAAATAGCAGTAGCAAATAAATGTATATTAATTTTATTGCGTCTAATTTTTTATATAGAAGCACCAATTGCTCCTGTTGAAGTATATTATGAAAAAAATAACATAATTAGCAGCGAACAATTTTATCCACATTAAACATATTTTAACTATAATTAAAATATTTTATTATATATATAATGAGTTATAGAGAAGAAGACAAAGAATACTTATTAAAAATAATAAAAGCAGTAAATATAATTGAAACGCATATAATAACTAACCCTAAAATTAAAGAATTTATATTGTCTATAGCAAATGATGATATAATAACAAAACTAGATACAATACAAAATGCGGAGTCACAAAATTATATAGCAAGAAATAAATCGGAAGAGGATACTATATTTAACAGATTATCTAGCTTAGTAAATGCTATAATTTATATTACATATTTGCTCTATTTACTTACAGATTTTTATGAATATAAAGAATATGCAAAAGGCAAAGATGACATAATATTTAATAATGTAAATGTTAGCCAAATTAAAGATATTGTTCCAACATTATTAACCAATAAAGTACAAATAATAGCCGAATTGTATGATGCTTACAACTCAAAATCTAAATCAAAAAAAGAATATATAAAGTTTTATAATAAATTCTTTGATATAAACAAACTTGATAATGAATTTAAAAGTTTAAATAATCCTATGGCTGCTCGTCCTAAAACTACCAAACATAGAAGACATAAGCGAGGCTCTAAGAGAGGCTATAAGCGAAGCGCTAAGCGAAGCTATAAGCTAGGCGCTAAGCGACGCCAATAATATAACAAAATAATAGATTACTTCATAATATAATTTTATATATATTTTTTAATATTTAATATATATATAATGAGTCGAAAGTTAAGCTCAAGGCTAAAATCATTAACAAGAAGAAATAACGCACTAAGTATAAGAGCAGTTCCTGCGCCAATAACGACTCTTAGTACATGGATATTTATACACCCTAGAGGACGGCGTCCTTATTATTACAATATTAAAACACGAAGCATTTCATATGCTGTACCCATTAATGCTGTTATTATAGATAGCTATAGGGAACTTGGAAAGATGGTTGCCTATGATGCGGCGTTAAGGGCACGTTATCTTGCACGTGAGCGTCGTCAAGCTGAAATAGAAGCACAGTTTGCTCATATTGTGCAACCAGCACCAGATGTACGCCTTGCCTTGCTTAAGACTGATACAGATAATCTTAGAAAAAACTATGATAAGTTATATGCTGAATATATTGTAGTATGTAAATTTCATAAACTACCTAAAATAGAAATAGAAGATTTTTGTGAGAATTGTTTATGTGCTATTGATAATGAAGTTATGATGTATCCAACAGCAATTCGCGACCAAACTAAGAAGGCATATGAAAAACATACCATAACAAAATGGCTTAGCCTTGGTAACACGTCTGATCCATCGCGTATAGAAAAAGACCCATTAACTGTTGATGATATTGGACCTAATAGTGCTATCACAAACAAAATTGATGAATACAAAGAATTAATGCAAAAAACTATAAATGAAAATCCACTACCAAGCGATGATGTGGTTAACGAAGCTTTCATTAGGGATGCAGTGGTTAGCGAAGCACAAGCTAGCGAAGCACAAGCTAGCAATGCAGTTGCCACCGGTCCACGAACAAAAAGAACAAAAAGAAGAAGGCATAAAAAGAAGAAGAAGAAGGCATAAACATAAAATTACACAGACTTCAATATTTGTTGTATTACATCTTCTCGTCGACTATTGCGAAAGAAAGAGCTTGTATAATAACATTAATCACAGCATTTGCCTCAGATTGTGAAAGACTACGAGGACCAAGTGTATTGCTTGGAAACGTAACATTATTTATTTTTTCAACAATATTATCAATATTACACATATTGGCAGTGTCAAGTTTTATAAAATTGTGGGATTGCGGGCTGAATGTGCGCCCATCATTTTTATAACATTTACCAGCATTAGCACCAACTCGTCTAAAAGCAATGTCATAGTGCGCATTTGGTTTAACATATATAAATCCGACTGGATTTATTTTTGGTTCAACTTTTCTATTGTTAGTGTTTTTATTCCATATTTGAAATACACATGGAACATCATAAGTTGCTCCATTTATTACAAAAGAGTTTTTTTCAAGTTCGACTGAATGTAGTAAATGAAATTTTAAATCAAATGCATTATACATACTTGGTTTTATAAACGATTTAGGAAGAATAAATGCTATTGTGTCGGCAAACTCGCAACTTTTTATAATAAATGCCTTTGCTAATGACGATTGTCTTCCAAATGGCGGATTACCAAATACAATAATATTTTTATTATGAGGCGGAATCCATTTCAAGTAATCTTGTTTGACTATAGTAGGTGCTTTAGGGTCTAAATCAAGTCCTATTTTTTCAAATGAACTTGGTATATTATGTAGAAAAGCTCCATTACCTGCTGATGGTTCTACCCATAAATATGAGCTTGTATGCGGAACCAATTTATTAATAAGGTTAATACACATTTTTGCCACATTTTCATGCGTATAAAATTGGTCTTTATTATTTGTTCTGAATTTTCCAGTATCTTGTGCTTGTGTTTCACTTATTTCCATTATAGCTTTGCTTTATAGTTTCTCTAATATAGACACATTATTTTTAAATCAATTTTAAATTCTAAACAAGTTTTCAAATTATAATAAACATTTACATTTTATATAAAAAGAAGTATTTAAAATGTAAAAAACTTAAGCTTGTTCTTCAGTGTCAGCATCGGTTTTGGTTTTGGTTTTAGCATTAGCTTCATCTTCAACCGCATCTTCCTCTTCAACTATAACCGGCTCATCTTCTTCAAGTGTTGCTAGCTTTTCAGCACGTTCTTTTTGTCTCTTTAAAATCTCTCCAATACCATGGTCGTTATTTTCTTGTTTTCCAACAAGCACATCTTCGGCCTCAAATAGCTCTTTACGTAATTCCGCAGTAACTGCGTCATCAGTTGAACCGTCGCCAAACAATAAGTTTTTACCAGGAACATCCATTCTATCAGCATTAATTAAGTTACCATCTTCATCAATTGTTTGCATCAATTTATTGCCCTCTTTTTTGGCTTTAGCAATATTTTCTCGGATTGCCTTTTTCTTACTTTCTTTTACGCGTTCATTAAATTGCTCTTTTGAAATTTCATCATTTTTCTTCTTTTGTGCCATTAGTTCATTTAAATCTTTTTCTAAATATTCTACTCTACCTGTTTTATATGCTTCTGGGTGAAATGGTAACCATATACCAACTTGTCCAATATAAACATCGTGATTTGGGTCATCTTCGCGCAACATTTTACACTTTAATTCTGCTTCTTCTTGAGAACCAAATACACCTCTAACTTTGATTCCGCGTGTGTTTGTTTGAAAATTATGTTGGCTGCTATATTCTTTTTGTAATTCTTCTTCTTTAGCATCAATAAACGATTTATAATCATCTTCTAATGATGTTACAAATAAATTCTCTCGCTCTTCTTCTACAAATTCCTCCATATCTTTTGTTAAACTATTAAAATCTAAGTTGTATTTATATGCTAAATAATTTAGAAATTGTGTATATTTATCGAATGTTTTTCTAAACTCGAAGTTCTTTAAATACTTTTCGAAATAAAACAGTTCCTTTCTTTTTATATGATTTTCGGGTGAAATAAAGCTTAAACATACATATTTTTGACCGCTAATTGTTCTGTCTTCATCCAATAAATCAATAACTTTTTCTTTTTCGTTGACTTGTATTATCTCTTTTGGCAAATTTGAATTAGAAGTTTCTTTAACTTTAGAAGATTTTTTATTGGTCATTTATAAATTATAATAGGTTATAATTTTTAAGTATTATTTTAACTATTTATTTTAATTATTTATTTTAACTATTATTTTATATATAAATTAATAATTTTTAATTATTTTATTTTTTTCTTCTTTATTATTATAAATATAAACATAATGAATTTCACAATGAGCGAATTGATAAAAAGAGCAGTAAAATATTTGATTGAAGGTTTAATGGTTGCTATTGTTGCTTTTGTTATTCCACAAAAGCAATTAAAATTTGACGAAATAGCAATTATTGGGTTGATGGCGGCTGCAACATTTTCCATATTAGATACATTTATTCCATCGATGGGTGTTTCAGCACGCTCTGGCGCGGGTTTTGGCATAGGTGCTAATTTAGTAGGCTTCCCTCGTATTGGCTAAAATACAATTTTTTAGAAAATAGTAGTTGTAGTACATATAAAATAATTATTTTAATATATTATTTTAATAATTATTTTATATATTAAAATATATTAGACTATGGCATTTACCCGATTTTATGATGACCCTTGTAGAATTCAAAAATATTTAGAAGAAACTACTAACATAGGAAATTATAGCTTAAATGTTCCAGGCAACGGAGAGAAACCATTGCTAATAAACGACCCACATATTAACATGCAAAAATGGGGTGCTAATTTATCGCAAAACAAAACTGATTTAGAAAGTGAATTACATTTATTACATAGAAAATTAAACAAAGATAGTATTAGTGAAAATAATTATGTAGATTATTTAAACGCTAATCCGCTATATAGTCAAAATAGTTATAGTGTAAATAATGAAGAAATAACAGCCCAGTCACGAGCAACACATCCGGCGTGGATATATAGAGAAATAAATCATTTTGCTAGCGAACAATCTATTCCAAATAATTTCAATTATTTACACTTGGATCCACAAGAAAATATATGTATTCCTTTTCATAATAATATTAGCTCTCGAATAGTCCAAAAAGATTATTATCAATTAAACAATAATTTTGATATTCAACGAAGAATAACAAATTAAGCAAATTAATTTAAGAATTCAATAACAAATAACAAATAACAAATAACAAATAACAAATAACAATTGTTATTTAATATATTAAATATATAATAATATTTTTAATATATTATATAAAATACTATGGCCGCTTTAGCAATACCTATAGTATTATTAGGAAGTATATATATATTATCAGAACAAGAAAAAAAAGACGCTCAAACACAAAATAACATAACAAACAAAAATTTAAGAAGAGAGTTTTTTACAGAAAATAAGTTAAATGAAGGGTACACTAATTATAATGATGCTAATATTGTAGATCTAATAGCTACAAACAACTCAAATAATGACCCAGTAAATAATTTTGCTAATCCAAATCAACAAACTGATAATTATTTTGTAGCCAATTCAACAAATATATTAAGACAACCTGCAAAAAGTATTAATTTGATGTCGGGACAACAATCTAATAGTAATGATTTTAAACATAATAATATGAAACCATTTTACGGCGCAAAAATACGCGGCTCTGTTGCCGATATTAATTTAACAGAGTCCATATTAGATTCAAAGCAAGGTTCAGGAAGTCAAAATTATTCTAAATCAGAAGTTGCGCCATTATTTAATCCATCTGAAAATGTGAATCTCCCTAATGGAACTCCTAACAATAGTGATTTCTTTCAGTCCCGTATGAACGAATCTATGAAAATGTCGAATGTGACTTTGTGGGAACAACAAAGAGTGGGTCCAGGGCTCAATTTAGGATATGGTTCTCAAAATAGCAATGGACTTAACACTGGTGGCGTTGAAGGAAGTCATGGTTTTAACTCGGGTATGATGGCACGAGAGGCATGGATGCCTAGGTCAGTTGATGATTTAAGAGTTGAAACTAATCCTAAAATGAGTTATAATTTAGACGGACATCAAGGGCCAGCAATTTATCCTGTTAAAATGCAAGGCCCTAATAATAAAATAGGGGTTGTTGAAAAACACTTGCCCGACAAATCATATGAGTCGGGACCAACACGTTGGTTTACTACAACGGGCGTAGAACAAGCACCCCCTATTAGAAGCACACAAGTCATTCCAATGGAAAATAGAATTAGCACAACGCGTGAATATTATGGTGGAACTTCAAATACCGAATCGGGTCGCGCCTCATATATTAAACAAGATTTTGAAGACTCTAAAAAACAATCGTTAGGTGACCTACCCATTATAAATGCTAGTGCTAGTGGTACAAATGGCGCAGGACCAAATGATTACGGACACAATAGTTATGTTAATTACAATAATAATAGAAGCACAGACAAAGAGTCAACAGATTTTGGTGGAGTATATGGTATGCTAAAAGCCTCTGTTGCGCCAGTATTAGATATTTTTAGGCAAACACGAAAAGAAAATGCGATTGGTAATTTACGCCAAACTGGTAATGTTAATGGATTAACTCCAACAGGTCATTTGTTTAATATTAATGATAAAACAAAAGTGACTAATAGAGAAATGACTACATCTAAAATAGATCTAAATTATGTAAACGTTCAAGGACAAAATAACACTGGTAATGCATATCAAGTAACACAGCATCAGAATTACGATAATCAAAGAACAAGCACAAATATTGAATATATTGGTTCTGGAAATGCGTGTGGAACAGGCTTAAGACCATATAATAACGCATATGCCCAACAAAATAATGTTAATAAGACTTACGAATCACGCACTAATCAAGGTCATATGAATTTGTTTAATAATCATAATAATTCTACAACTACTCGTAATGAGTCTATGCTTCAGCAAAATAGAGGTCATATAAATAATGGCGGACCAAATGTTACGCCATCAATAGATTTTATGGGGCAAGTAAATGGAATGCAAAGTTACGACCATAACTTTAACAGTTCACGCATGGATGAATCATTATTGTCTGCTTTTAAAAGCAATCCATATACAAAATCTCTATCAAGTGTTGCCTAAAGTTTATGAAAAAAGTTTATGAAAAAAGTTTACGAAAAAATTTATTAATTAATATATAAATTGTGTATAGTAATTAATATTTCTTATATATTACAAGAAATGCTTATAAATTACAAGAAATGTATTATAAATAGGATAGTTATGGCAAACTATAATATTAGTAATGTTATTTTTTTAAGTAGTATTATTATAATAATAATATTGGCTTCTTGATTTATTAGCTTCTAGATTTTCTGCTTCGTCGCCTTCTTGTTTTTGAATTGTCGTGTCTAACCCAACCAAATTTGCCTTTTTTGGTAAAATAACCCGCTTTTTCTAAACGTTTTTCACGTTTAGCGCGATTATATACTTTTCTTGATACTACATGACCGCGCTTATTCATTAATAAATCGGGCTTTTTAAGATTTCCTTTTGTTTTATATGCTGTGCCGTGCCAAACTTGAGCACGAGAACCGTTTAATACCTGGTATTTATGTCCGTTGATGTGATACATATTGTCTGCCGATTTCATATGTTTTTTAACCATTTTTATATAGTATTATGAGAAAATAATTATTTGCTAAATTAATTAGTAAATAATAAATTATTTTTGAAATAATTAGAAATTATTAGAAATTATTAGAAATATTTATAAATTATAAATTAGTTAGTTTGTTAACATTAAAATATTTATAAATAATAAAATTAAATATTAAATGTCTAATAGCAACTATAATAAAATAATTAGCACAGTTAATAGTGTTTCAAGAGACTATACTTATAGTCCTGATACAAATAATTTAATATGTATTGATACTTCTAATAACAGAATAGGTATTAATACGCTGGACCCTGAAGTATCTTTACATATAAGCGGTGGAAGTATAAGAATAGGTGGAGATATAAGTGCCAGTGGAAATATGAGGGTAAATAATATTTATGCTAATGTTATCAGCGCTAGCAGGTATGCTACGAGTGTTGGTCAAAGTTCTGTTATTAGCGCAACTAATATTAGTGCAACTAATAATATTGATGCAAGCTCTATTGTTGTAACTAATATAATAGATATTAGCAGAGGTCTTATAATTGCTAATAACATTGATATAAGTTCTACTTTAACTATTAGTAGAGGTCTTATAATTGCTAATAACATTGATGTTAGCTCTATTTATGCGAAAGCTATTGATATTAGTAGAGGCCTTATAAATGCTAATAATATTGATATAAGTTCTACTTTAACTATTAGCAGGGGTCTTATAATTGCTAATAACATTGATGTTAGCTCTATTTATGCGAAGGCTATTGATATTAGCAAGGGTCTTATAATTGCTAATAATATTGATATAAGTTCTACTTTAACTATTAGCAGAGGTCTCATTCGGGCTAATAACATTGATGTTAGCTCTATTTATGCGAAGGCTATTGATATTAGCAAGGGTCTTATAATTGCTAATAATATTGATATAAGTTCTACTTTAACTATTAGCAGAGGTCTCATTCGGGCTAATAACATTGATATAAGTTCTGTATTGGATATTAGCAGAGGGCTAATACTTGCTAACACAATAAGTGGGAGTGCTATTACAATTAATGTTAATGCCAATGCTGGTAGTGATATTATTACTATTAATATTGGTAATAGTAACGGTGTTAAAATTATTACAGCTCCTAATTCAACCGCTGATGATATTACTATTAATGGTGTAAGAGTGGCAACTACACAACATATTAAAAATGTTATTCCATATGGAGTAATTATGGCTTATTATACAACTCCAGCACCACCAGGGTGGGCAATATGTGATGGAACGCCTCCAACACCTGACTTGAGAGGTAGATTTATATTGGGTGAAGGGCTAGGTATAAATTTAACGAATAGACTAATTAATGCATCTGGTGGTGAGGAAAATGTAATATTAGATATATCTAATATACCCAGTCATAGTCATCAATCAAGTAAACTTATCAGTGGTTCATTCCGAACCGGCGACCAATATGGTAGCAGCACCAGCAGAGTAACTGGTTATGACACTGGCGTCGTCGCAAATAATACTGGTTCAACTGGTGGTGGTCTTGGACACAATAATATGCCCCCTTTCTATGTATTACTCTATATAATGAAAACAAGTAATTATGATTTTGGTTATAATTTTTTTTAAAATTTAACATAAAGCATATTAAATACAACTATTTCTTATACAAATATTTCTATTTACTATTTCTATTTAAAGATTTAATAACTATTTAACTAAAATAGTTATGTTATCTAATGATTGTGGGGACAATAATGTTTTAACAATAAAAACAGTCCAAATTGCGCCATTTCGCATTTTAATGGCTGCGTTAAAGGACATTTTATTGGAAACAAATATTATTTTTACGAAGCAAGGTATTAAAATTATAAATATGGATAAAACACATACAATTTTGGTCCATTTGTTTTTAAAAGCCGAAAACTTTGAATTTTATGAGTGTAAGCATGAGAAAATTATTGTAGGCGTTAATATATTACATTTGTTTAAATTGATTACAGCCATTGATAACGATGATACGCTCACAATCTATATCGAAAATGACGACTATAATGAAGGCATTGTTACAGAATTAGGTTTGAAATTTGAAAATGGAACTATTAAGCAATCTAAAATACAAAAATTAAAGTTGATTGAGCCAGAGCAAGATGAACTAGAAATCCCAAATATTGAGTTTTCATCTGTTATTAATATGCCATCTAATGATTTCCAAAAAATTATTAGAGATTTGGCTAATATTTCGGAAAAAATAGAAATAAAATCGGTTGAAAACGAGTTGATTTTCAAATGTGCCGGACAATTTGCCAAAGCGGAAATAAGGCGAAGCGAAAATAATACAAATATGCAAATGATAAATAAACAGCACAATAAAATTATTCAAGGCGAATATTCACTCAAAAATTTAGTATATTTTATTAAATGTACCAATTTATGTAATCAAATCGAAATTTATTTGGAAAATAATAGGCCATTAATTGTTAAATATAATGTGGCTTCCCTTGGAGAAATCAAATTATGTTTATCGCCATTACCATCGTCTGGGTCTGGTTAAAGTTATTGTTTATGAGCTTTAAATACACAAACTTGTTGTTCTATTGGGAAAAAACTATGAATAGCAAATGGGTCTTTATTAACGGCAAAGTCTAATGACTTAAGGACCTTTTTGTCTTTCATCCATATTTTGATAATACAAAAGTTCTTTTTTGGGCTTACTGAAACACCATTAATATTATTTGTGATTGCTTCATCTTCAATAAAACTAGCACCAATTATTTTATACACAATAATTTTGAATAATGCGACAATATCATTATTACTTATTTTATAAGAAAAATAGCCACCGTTAATATTGTCTTCTGACTCCCATAATGGTAAAATATCTTCTTTCATAAAAAATAGCATGGATTTTTTTATTAACACTTCGTTCAAATTTTCAACAAATAACACTAGTTCTTGTAAATCAGTAATTTGTGTTATTTTTTTATAGCCATTAATAGTCCAATCATTATCATTTTGATAATGTATCCAACATGACCATAAATTGTTTAATTTATACATATTATATATATTAATTATATTACTAACTACATTTTATTATGTTTTTTATATATATATTAAAACTTTTTTAAAAGTTTTAGACAAAAACTTGACTAAAATAAGACAAATAAAATTGATTATTGATTATTAACAAAGCTATAAAGTATGAACTATGAAAGTATGAACTATGAAAGTATGAATAATGAAAGTATGACTTTCAACGCTATGCCTTGTGATATTATAAGGCATATATTATATTATGTATGTGGTAATACTAAATCATTAATTAATTTAAAACTCACTTCTATGTTTATGAATGGAGAGATTACAAGCTTTACAGTCGCTAAGCAAATGTTGTTAACAAAACTAGGGCGTTATGAAGACATGTTTAAGTGTGTAAATGTGGATTGTTATGAAGACACTTATGAAGTCTTTACTTATTTACATAATTATGGATATAGACGTTATATTCATAAATGGCAAGAAGCATTAAATGAGACAACAATAGTAGTAAATTATAAATCTTATAAAATAAAACATCCGTATTGTTGTGAATGTTTTAAAAAACATATATTAGTAGGAACTAGAGAGAATGTAATAGAGAATTATGACTTTGATAGTCAAGTAAATATTGTTTATACTTGAAAACGTTTCTTTATATTGTTTTTTTATATTGTTTTTTTATATTGTTTTTTTAATCGCTTTATTGTCGGTTATGTCAAGTTCGTGCAACACATGTTCCTGTTGCCTGGTCTCTTATTGTTCCGTTTTGACAAGCACGAACACATTGTCCTGTTGAATCTCGTTCTTTACCCGGAGGACATAATTCGTAACATGTTAAACCTGTTCGGGCTTTAAATTTTGCCGGAGTTTCATTTGAAGGACATACTTCATTATTTTGTGCTGTTTGTCCTCCGCTTAATATGCTTTGGGCTGTTACTCTATTTCGTGCTTCTTGTAGATTATTTAAATTATAATAATCATAACTTATACTATTAACACCTGTACTAGCAGTTGTGCCATTCCACGTTGCCTGTTCGGCGGCAGATAGTCTATTCCATAGCCGTTCAATTTCAATATCTATTTTGGCATTATCCACATTTGGATTTGTTCCATATAATTGTGTCTTTATACTATTATATTTACTTTCTTTAAACTTCAAAAAACCATTTAACTTATAAGTACTATTATATCGTGTTCCATATTTGACATGTTCACCTGATATAGTCTCTCCTTCACTCAATAAAATAGAACTGCCATAAGTAACAGGAGCCATTGGTAAGCCTAAAAAGGCATTGTTTGGTAATGAACTGTTTCCACTCAAAGTTCCTATATAATTGTTATATAAGTCATTATTGTATTTTGCTTTATTTGAAAATATTGAATTATATAGTCTAGAATTTACAATATCTTTAATAAATGACTGTTCTGCTAATCTATTTACTATACTATTAACAATAAAATATTTTGTTGGATTTTTAGATAAGTCATAACTATTGCGTGATAAATCAAATGTTATATCTACTTTATCATAAAAATCTTTGCGAAGACTATCTCTGTCTATTCTATTTTCATTTCTAAACTTGTCGTATAAATAAGAATATTGTTGTTGGTTTAATAATTCAGTGTCTGTTATATCAAATTTATTTAAGCTCACATCGCGCGCACTATTTAAATTCTGTCTTAAATCTTTTTGGTCAGGATCTAATCCAAAAACTCGCAATAATAATGTGGATATTATTGTCATCATTATTATAGGAATAAAAACAAGGACCCACGCAATTACTGTGAAACCTAAACTACATAAAATATTTATTATTAATGTAAATATAATCATAATTACAAATTTTAGAAAAGCACTATTAAAAACACCGGCATAAATATCAATAAAAATTTGAATTAGCGAAAAACCTATATAAACCAACGCTGGCCCACAAAGTCCTAATAATAACATTTTAATATTATATTATAATATTATAATGTTAGAAACTTAGTTAGTTTATTTTACTTATTTTACTTATTTTACTTTTTATTCAACAAGTCAATTAAAAGATTCAATTTGTCTATTGTATTTTTACAACTAGCTAGTTCTTTTTCTAAAACTAGCACTGTATTATTGTTTTCTATGCATGTTTGAATACTTTTTTCTTCACTTTGCTTATTGCTTTGCTTATCTTCATCACTATGATCAGTTTCTTCATCACTATGATCAGTTTCTTCATACTCACTCTTATAAGTTGTTACTTCTTGTTGTAATTTAGTTATTAAATTATTTTTTTCTTCATTTTCTCTCTTATAAGTTGTTACTTCTTGTTCTAATTTAGTTATTAAAATATTTTTTTCTTGTACTACCTTTGAAAATCGGCGTGTCTCTTCTTCTAATTGTAGTTTATATTTATTTGAATTAGCATTTGAATTTGGATTGTCGTAAGTATTACCCATATTTTCATAATCAGCCAGATCGCGTTGTAATTTAGCTAGCACATTATCTTTTTCTTGTAATAATCTAATAAAATTTTGTAGTTGTTCTTGTTGTTTTCTCATTATACCAACTACTTCTTCGTTACTTAATGGTATTTGTTTTCCATCTTGACTTAAAATAATTTGTCCTTGACCCTGATTTTGTTGTTCTAATGCCATTTTTCGTCGTTCTGCATCTATTTCTTTAATTTGTTCTATCACATCTGGTTTATTTATTGGATCACCAGGATAATAGTTTTGTAATAGCCCATCTAATCTATCCATATAAAACTCTTTAAAGTCTTTATTTTTTATGAATTCGTCTACAGTGCGATCAGATGTTTTTTGAAACTGATTTTCACCGCTTTCTAATAGCCTCTTTTTATCAAATGTATTATGAATATGTGAAAATACTAATATCGTTTTTTTTGGTTCTAATTGAACGAACGGAACGCTGTAATCTTTTAAAAAAGCTTTCTCTTCGGCTAAAGCAGCATGGTCTTCATATTTATGGTCTTTTAATAATTCACGCTTAAAAGCAAATGTTCCAGCGGTTGCGTGTGATTGACCATATGGACCAAATTGAAACATTTTTTGTATATGTTTAAACCAAATATAAATTTCACTTGCGCCAGCACATAAAGCATTTGGATGTGTTACTAACATATTAACGGCGTGTGATACTCTTTCGGGCGGATAATAATCATCATCATCCATATACACTATTATATCTCCTTTGGATTTGGAATGCATAAGATTTCTTTTTTTTCCTAATGGCATTTTCTGACTATAATAAAAATATTTTACTTGTTCTATATTACATACTAAATCTTCTATTTTGTCTGTGCCATCATCTATAATAATCCATTCCATTTTATCTTTTGGATAATCTTGATGATTAAAGCATTTAATTGTGTATTCCCAAAAGGGACGTCTATTAAATGTTGGAGTGCATATACTTACAAATGGTAGGTCGCAGTGTTTTTTATCCTTATTTTTTTTTCCCATTGCTATAGTAATAGCAATATTATTAGTATTGGTTTTAAATTAAAATAGTATATTATTATATTTTTAATATTGGTTTTAAGTTTTTAGTATGAATTCTTAAGTATTGGTTTTTGTAATGTAAAAAATATAAAAATAGAATATTATTATATTCTTTAATATTGGTTTTAAGTTTTTAGTATGAATTCTTAAGTATTGGTTTTAAGTTTTTAGTATTAATTCTTAAGTATTGGTTTTTGTAATGTAAAAAATATAAAAATAGTATATTATTATATTTTTAATATTGGTTTTAAGTTTTTAGTATGAATTCTTAAGTATTGGTTTTTAAACACTTAATAAAGTTATTAATTTATATAGCACTAATAAGCCTAATATACCACCAATAACTCCAACACTTGTTGGATGTAAAACATTTACACCAGCAAGAACTACAATGATACAAAATAATAAAGTTAATATATTACCATGGCTCTTAATTATTTTTAATAATTCTGGATAATTTTTAAATGGCACATAAAAGAACCCTATAATAACATAAAAATGTAAGTAAAATAGCGCAAGTATATTACCTAATAACGCTATAAATATTGAATACATTGCTATTGTTATTATTAAACAAGTCCATAATATAGACAAAAGTAGAATTATAACCATAGCAGCAATATAAAATGCTATAGAAATAAGAAATGTATTAGCACGAATCCATGGAAAAAATAAAGATGCTATACCATAAAAAATTGCAGCAGCAAACCAATTACTTGATAGATTGTTAGCTTTTTCAACAGCTTTGCAATCTACATTTAGAGTAAAAAAAGGATTAAAGAGATGCCATGGCTTATCCCAGAATTGACTCAAATACCAATAATACTTTTTAGGGAACCCAATTTTATAATTGGGTTCATCTTCAGTTTTACAAGTACGAAAAAGATTAAAATTTAATAAATTTGTAAATTTAATTTGAAGATCTCTGCTCCAACAACTCCATTTTATTTTAGATCTTCGAATTGGAAAAAACCAGTCTAAATCTTCTTCATTATTTATTTCAAATATGCTTTTTTTTTCTTTTGATTCAGAGTTATTATCATTTGTACATAGATTTTTATTTTCGTCGTCTAAAGTCACGTTCTTTTTGAGCATAAAAAAGTATTCTATTAATAAATAATAATCAAATTTTTGGTAGAAAAGTTCTACTTTACTTTCAAATGTTTCACTTCCACTTGTTTCACTTCCACCTGTTTCACTTTCACCTGTTTCACCTATTTCTTTTTTTCTTTTCTCTTTATACTTAGTGTATGATTCTCTTCTATATCCCATAAAAGACATCATCATCATAAAGAAACTAAATAAACTAGGAATCCATACTGTAACAATTATTATTAGAGATAATAAAAATAAACTTGAGACATTCAAGTAAGGCAGCTTTACAATGTATTTATCTGTTATAGCACCATATATCCCCATAAAAACAAATATAAAAATTAGACCGCTCCAAAATTGAGAATATTTATTAGGTTCTTTATTGTAAATAAAAGAGCCTATATAATTAACCAAACGAATAAGGCCTTTCATCACCATTCTTGAAAATATTATACAATAAAAAAATCCTAATAATAAAGATCGTGCTGGAATTTTTACAAGTTCACTTAAAGCAAAATTATTGCTTGTGTCCTTCGTTTGTCCATTATAACCCTTGTTATCATTTAAAAATGATATTAAATTATATGGAAAAGTGTTATACCATTCTAAGCCATGTCCACTTGATGTAGCTCCTGTATTATCACCAGGACACACATTATTTGATGGCGGTCTAGGTTGTGATATGGACTGTTTTGAATCATGGTTACCTACGTTATAAGGTGATTCATATAAGGTTGTTTGTATACCACCCGTTGCACATCCACCATAAATAATCCAATATTCATAACAAGCTGCAACTAAGACCATAACTATAAAAATAATTATCTCCATTAATAATTTTGTTAATAAATCCATAATATGTAGTTTTTTTTTTCGTATTGGTGTTGTGTAACATATTTTGCGTTCTCCGCTTGTCTCGTCGGAAACATCAAAATATCGAAGTCCCATATAATAATTGTTTTCCTCTTCGGCATCAACATTAGCAACATCAGTACAATTTAATTCACTATCTGCCAAAACACAACACCCCTCTGTGTTATATAAATATTGGTCTCCTTCACCGGTTTTAAAATATTCTGACGTACATATTTTTTTATCACCAATGTCTGTTACTACTGGGTAACCTAGATCACTAGTATATGAAACATCTGTCGCTGTTTTAGGACAACCATCGGTTTTTGAGCCTTGTAATAAAGGGCTATCACTATATAGTGGGTCAATAGGCATGAATACTAATATAACATATTATAATATTTTGAAAATACTTAAACATATTTATAATTAAAATAATAAGTATGGCTGAAAATATTTATCTCTGTAAATTTGAATCTATGGATAAATATTATGATTTTAAAGATGTATTAATTCTTCCTAAAAAATCAAATTTAAATAGCAGAAAAGATGTTGTGCTTGAAAGAACAATTGTTTTTCAAAACGGAGTCAAGTGGACTGGAATACCTATTATAGCAGCAAATATGACTACTATTGGAACATTAGAGTTATATAAAGTGTTAAGTACTTATAAAATTATTACTGCTCTTCATAAATTTCATAAGCTACAAGATTTGGTGGCTTATAATAAAATAAACCCCGATTCTAAATTAAATCCCGATTATTTTATGATTTCTACAGGAATTAGTAGCGACGACTATAACAATTTAACACACATTTTGGATAATTTTGAGTGTAAATTTATTTGTGTTGATATTGCTAATGGCTACATCTCTAAATTTAACGACTTTTGTAAAGTATTAAGAAGTGAGTATCCTGAAAAGATTATTGTAGCTGGTAATGTATGCACAGCTCAAGGATTAGAGTTATTAACTGATTTAGAAATCGACATTATTAAAGTTGGTATAGGTGGGGGTAGTGCATGTACTACTCGAATTCAAACAGGAATAGGAATGCCACAGTTTAGTTGTGTATTAGAATGCGTTCAAGCATGTAAAGAGAGTAATCGTATTAATTTTGAAATAAACTATGAATATGACCAACATAAATATAACAAATCATTTGTATTAAGTGATGGTGGTATTAGTTGTCCTGGTGATTTGGCAAAAGCGTTTGGTGCTGGTGCTGATTTTGTAATGATTGGTGGAGCATTTGCAGGACACGATGAGAACCCTGGCGAAATTGTGTGTGATGAAAAAACAGGAAAATGTTATAAAAGTTTTTATGGTATGAGTTCAAGTTATGCTATGAAAAATAATTATTCGGCAAATAATAATACTGATTATAGAAGCTCGGAAGGACGAGAACTTAAAGTTGAGTATAAGGGTCCGTTAAAAAATAGTATAGACAATTATTTAGGAGGTTTGAGAAGTGCGTGTACTTATACAAATAGTGCTAATTTAGAAGAGTTGGCCATTAATACAAAATTTATTATTGTTAATAATCAATATAATTCACATTTATTATAATCTTATAATAATGTATATATAAGTATAAATATATTATGTCTAGTTTTAAAATACGAAAGTTATCGCATGAGGAAAAATCTATGAGAGACAAAGTAGATCAAGAAAAAAAAAAAGCAGCAGAAACAGCAGCAGCAGCAGAACAAGCAGCAGCAGAAAAAGCAGCAGCAGAAAAAGCAGCAGCAGAAAAAGCAGCAGTAGAAGAAAAAAGAGCAAAAGAAAAAGCACACGAAGAAGAATTGTCCAGATCAAGAAAAACAAAAATATATCGCTCGCGTTATGATAGTGTACCGCCAATTGACTCAAAACCTTTCTTAGTGACACAATTCTCTCAAACGGGTTCTATTCCAATTGCTTTAGATCATAACTTTGCGCCTATGGAGTTACACAGAGAAGCACATTCCGAGTTAAGCATTAATATAGATAAAACATATATTATTAAACAGTTGAAAACTTTCAGTGCTATGGTTAGAAATCGCTTGCTAACTAACGGTTATTTAACTAATATGACAATTGAGCCTACACCTACAGAGATTGATGACAAGGTTAAAAAGGAATCATCTTATTATTCTAGAAGTGTAGATTTAACTTCATCTGAACTAGATGATTATATAAAGTTTTTAAAAATCCATATTGAGAAAATCTATAAAAGAAAACTACAACAGCAGTCTAATAAGACTCAACCAGAACCTATAGTTTGTTGTATTGATCTTGAAAATCTAACAAATAGTATTATAGAAAGCTTTGGCACGCGTGATAATTATAGTGATACTATGAATGAAGTATTTTTTTTTCTAGTTTATTATATAAAAACACATAATATAACTGACATTATATTAACTCTTCAAAATCATCGTTTTAGTGATAGTGATCTACCCAGAAAAGCTATTTTTTTTGCTTTTATAGAAGATTTAATTAAGTTACTTGGAGACAATAATGTTCTACTTATGCCAGCACATAATAGATCATTAATGGATGACTTTTTTCTTATTCTTTGTTGTATAATTTTATTGTCATATCGTCTTAAAACAATTCTTATGACAAGTGATAATTTGAATGAGTTTAAGAATATTTCTGATTTAATGTATTTTCCTATAAATCCTATAATGGTTTATAATACTATTTTCAGGGACAGAAGACCTTCTACATTTATTATAGAAAAACCTGAAACATATCCAATTCGTCCACCTAAGTTTAGTGGTTTTGTTAAAGATCTAAGACATGATTTGACTGGTCGTGGTTCTAGCTCCTCAAGTATGGGTCATTCAAGTCGGGCTCATAGCGGAGGTACCATCAAATATAAAAAGTCATTACTAAATAAAAGAACTAGAAAAATATACAAGAAAAATTACTCACAAAAAATGAAAAAATATAGTAAAAACAAGAAAAAGAAGACTTTAAGAAGAATAAGACTTTAAGAAGAAGAAGAAGACTTTAAATATAAATTTATATTACTTATTATTTAATAACTAATATAAATAAACATTATCAACTTTAAAACATATTATATTGTTGTTTTAGTTTTAAGTTCTTTTTATATAATCTATTTGTGCGAGCTTCTTTTAAATGTTTTGCCTACTCTTTTTAATACAGAAAGTGATGCTTTTTTGGTTGAATTATATGCTGAGTTAAAAGCTGATTTAAAAGCTGATGTTCCCATATTAGCAATCATGCTTTTATAATTTTCTTGCATAGCATGATAATTATTTCTAATTATAGACACATATGCTTTATCTTGAATAGTCGCTTTTTTTAACATAAGTGGTTTATCATTTATACCAAAACTAAACAAGTTAGATTTTGAAGCTCTTGAACCTCTTGAAGAACTTGAAGAAGTTGAAAAACTTGAACCTCTTGAAGAGAGCGCTTCATAGTCTTCTTCTTTTGCATTATTAATGTTACTAAATTCTTCAAAAGTCATTGCCTTTAACTTATTAATTAATGTAGACTCAACCAAAGTTTCCAATGTATATTCTAGTTTTGGGGATAGTCCACGTGCTTTGCTTGCATTTGAATTTGAGCTCTTATTGCGTCTTTTTTGCCCACCTACAAATGTAGGGTCAACGTCATCATAATACTCAATAAGTGTTTCCATCTCCATTTCTCCTGAATCTTTTAGTTTTTGCTGTAGCTTATCAAGCTCGCTTGTGTTTATATCTTCTCTTTTCAAATCTATTAAAAAGAACCCCATTAGTCCAATTATATAATCTTTGGCCTCAACGTCTTTAACATAATTATATAGTGCGTCTCGCTTTTCTCTATACATTTGTTGAGGTAGTGGTCTTGTTTCAGCCTCTAATTGGGCAACACGTTCTTGGGTTATATAATTGTTTTCAATAATTAATAATGGAAATACTTCAACAACCGCATCATAAATGTCTTGTAATGATTTTATAGTTCCACTATCTATTTTCTTTTTAATATACACATCGCCCTTTTTCCGCATTAATGCACTAACATTATAGTCTAAATCAAATCCAATATCTGTTTCTTCGTTTTCGGGTAAAATTGAATATGGTTTTAATACATTTATGAATGTATGCATAATATATTTATTATGTATTTTTTCGCTGCTAAATGAGTTATTAAACTCTTTAATATAATCTAATGTGATTTTACTATCTTTTATTTTAGGATTTGCCGGATTATAATGTATAATTTTATTAAATAATGTAAGGTCTCTTGATAATTCACGCAATTCGCTTTCATTTTTTTTTAATAACATCAAATATGCTTCCATCGCCTGTGAATGGACTGTTACCCATCGTTCAACCATACCCAGCGTACAACTTGGTGAGCCCTTTCCATGCGCATTAAATATTTCATTAAAATAATATTGTATAAAATTATGTATGTATAAATCGGTATTGAGAATTAAAAATGCTACTGATAATGTGACTAATTGTAAGAAACACCAATTTCCGTTTAAGCTTGGTTTAAACATGACTAAATGCATCATAAACTCGTCACTAAATGCGCGAACTAAATTAGCTAACATAAGCGTTTTTTCCGCTTCGCTATAGTTTAATTTGAATGAAATATAGTTTGTTAAGGCAATCGGAAAGTTCTTTTTAATATAAGCCACCATACTATCATTTGTTAAATTTGTTTGTGTCTGTAATATTGTACTATAGTTAGTTCTTAATTTATCTAGAAAAGCAATAATCGTTTCGCCCGTTTCACTAATAACAACTTTTTCAGAATATTTAGTCAGCCCTCCATGCGAACTAATTAAAAGCGTACTCAATGTGCTACTAAATTGCCTGTCTGAGGCTGGTGGTATACCCGTGTCTTCAAATGCTTTAAATAATTTGTCTTTATTATCAATAATATATTTAATACGCGCATGAGTTTCATTGGCGGCTTGTTGAATTTCGGAAAATTCAATTTCGCGACCTGTATCATTATTTTTACTACCTTGTATATATAATGTTCCATTAGATCTTTGAAGTTGATATGGAACAAGCTCTATACCTGTCGTGTTTTGAAATGATGTATTAGCATTTGCAACACAGTTTCTAAAATCGGCACCTCCTATATTTGCTGCCTCAAAAATAGTTCCGACTATGTTAGTTCCTTTAAAGTTAGCATTTAACAATTTTACATTTGTAAAATTAACCGCTGTTAAATCTGGATTATTTTTATAGTTTTTTTTTACTTGTGTAAAATCAAAGGTTTCAAAGCCAAGTGCACTTTGAAAATTACAATTTTTTATGTTAGTATTAAACATACTAACCGCTGGAGCAATAACAATAACAAGAATTTGTGACACAGGAGTATCTGGTTCTCTCATTATAAAAAAATCATATGGCTTAATATTATAGGTTGGATTTCTAAAATTTAAAACATTAATATTTAAAGCATTATATTCACTATATTTCATAATAGCATAGTTTCCATTGGGATTCCATTTAGAATAAGCAAGATTTTTTTTATTAGCAAGTTTAGCACCCTTAAATTCTTGTTGAAACAATGTAAACCCATCTGGATTAATTTCATTACATAAGTTTTTAAATTCCTGTGTTTTATTTTCTCCATAATAACGTTCGCTTGGCGATGAGGTCATTGACTGAACTATAAATACATGGCCAAACCAGTTAAATTTATTAACTATTAAACTATGATTTGGAAGCTGTCGTGCATTAAATTTTGTTCCTTCTAAATCACAATTATCAAAATTTACTCCATATAAATTACAATCTATAAATATATTATTTCGTAGATTCATTAGTTTGGTGTCGCTTTTAGCATCTTTTGAATATAATGAATCAAAATTGAACTTAAATAACGAAAAGTGACATTCTCTGAATGTGCTATTATTAATAATAGTATTATTATCAAATATTACAGTTTCTTTGTATTGATAGTCAGGAATAGGACTAAAACGCACAACATTAAAAGTACATTCTAATAGCTTACAATTTTTAAATCTTAAGGTCCCTTTTGCACATAAGATTGTTGCGCGAAATGTTGTATTATTAAAAGTGCAGTCTTCAAAAGAACTAAACATAAATACACAGTCAATAAAGAAAACATTGTTAAAGGTGCATTTTTTAAAATAATAATTACTAAATTTTTCTTTTATAAACATATTTGATTCAAACCTACAATTTAAGAACATCATATTTCTACTACCTGGCATAAGAAGTTTATCACTATTTATACTTGTTGTATCAAATTTACAATTTTCAAACACTATTTCGGCAGGATATGTTATTGTTGTAATAGGGGTGAATAGTGTTCCGTCAGGATTTACTTTTGAAGACTGTCCGCTACCAGATGGTGTAAAATTAGCTAAATTATAGAAATGCATATTATATTTGCTATGTGCTATAGACGCATTATATTTATACTGCATTGGACCATAACTCTTATCATGAAAAATGGTGCCTTTAAAAAAATTACAATTTTTAAAGGTGGGTAGCTTATTATTAATTTCCACATTTTTCCTATCAAAAAAGTCAACTGGTCCAAACTTAATATTGAAAAATTCGCAATCTATAAATTGTGATTCAATTAAACTAACGTTACTAAAATATAATTCGTAATCGCTGTTACCAAATTTTTTTTTTCTTGTCATATAATCACTCGAGCGTTCATGCATTGGATGACCGACATAACTGAGAAATTTGCTTTGTTTAAATATTATACCATCAAAGTTTGTTGATTTAAAGCTTGTATTTACAAATACACAACCTACAATTTCTTGTATTATAGACTTTAGTTCTGATGATTCTGAATAGCCTAACTGTTTATTACCAAATTTACAAAAATAAAAATATAAATTACTGAGTTTTTGTGGTGTTCCATGACTTACTAATAAATCGCTAATTTGTTTTCTATATACCTCTTTTTTTGCTAATCCTTCGCACATTAATTCTGATATGTCTTTATTATGGTGAGCAAGGTCAAGTTTAGCTCTATATGCTTGGGCTATTTTAGTTGATGCTAAATTTTTTTTTGTAAATCTTGATTTATAGGCTTTTGATATTATTGTAGTGGCTGCATCTAATTTTGCTTTTCTTGATTTATAGGCTCGTGCTATTGTATTTGCTGCACGTGTTTCTACAAATTTTTGTATTTCTTTATTTCTTTTATATGCTTCCTTAAAGCATACTGCCTCAATAAGATCTGTTTTAACTATAGCAAACATTCTATCTACTAAATGAGCCATTTGTGATTTAATAAATTGAGTGCCTTCTACAACTCGTGATATTGGACTCTTGCTTTTTACTTTTTGTGTTTTAGATCTATTTGAATTTGGAGAATGAAATTTCATAGTTACTGGCATAAGTGCTATATAATATACTATATATAATTATATTAACCAATAATAATATTAACCTTAATCTATATTAACAATAAATATTAACAAAAAATAACATTCTAAATTACATTATTTAATTATTTAGAATGTTATTGTTTATAAAATTGTTTATAAAATAGTTTATAAAATATTACTATACAATAATAGTATATTATTATGAAAATTAGTAATAACAGTAAGTATTTTATTAAAATAGCTTTTTTATTTTTCATAATAATGTCAAGTTTTTATATATACTATTTATTGAGTAATGAATTTAAGATTAGCGAAGGTTTTGCTGGTACAAGTGATTGTTCTGATTGTAAAGTAAAACCTAGTTCGGGAAATTGTATTCCAATATATGATATAAACTATAAAGTTGTAAGTAATACTAACTCTGGTTCTGGTCTTTTATTAGATAACTTAACAATTTCTTATGAATCAACATCCTTATTATTTTGCGAATGGCAACCTAGTCCATCTTGTATAAGTAACAATCTACCTACTCTAGCAGAGCGACTTGGCTATACTAATAATCAGATACAAAATACACAAATGCAATTAGATACTATAACATGTTGTTCTGGTTCTACAAGTAGTTTTTATGGTGATAGCACTACTACTTTTAATGCTATAACTAAAAATACTGTTAACGCAAGTATATGTTCAGCATTAGATAATGATTTAAAGAGTAGATTTAATAATAATAGCGGAGTAAATTTTGATGAAATAAACTTTACCAATTTACAACAACTTGAAACCAACGTTGATTATAGATTTGTAAAGAGTTTGTGTAATGATTTATCCAATAATGCATATAAGCCAGGTCTGTTATTTAAAAAGATTGATAGTAGTACAAATATTTTTGATGTGCCTAATATTTTACCAAAAGACTTAATAGATTTTATTATGAACTCAAATTTTTCCACAAGATTACCTCTAGTTGATGCTATTACAGGAACAAGAATAAATGATCTATCATATGCTCGAAATTTAGAAGCACGAAATAAGATAAATAGTCATATTCAACTATTTGAATATTTGAATGACCAATTAATAAGTAGGCAAACAAATCTAGCTCGCCGTGCTGTGTATGATGATTTAACAACATTAGAAAAAAATAACTTTAGACAAGCTAAGAATGATTTAAAGACACTATTTATTACAAACAATATTCCATTAACTAATTATTTAGACATAAGTTATAATCTGTTATTAAAAACTACTAACAACGCACCAACTTCTTATATATTAAATAAAGATGAATTTTTCAATTGTTTTGGTCAAGTTAATCAAGATAATATTGGAGTATTTTCAGCATCTGATTTACTTGATTTAAGCAATAATGATTACTTTGGAACAGGAAGAGACGCATCTTATGGTGCGTTTGGTTCTAATATTATTACAGGTTATCCAAATAATAATGATTTACAAATGGAATTACAAAGATTAGAAAGTATACCGTCGTCTGGTAACGCACCCGTAAGTGTTATTAATACATACTTAAATGCCATTAATAGTTTTTATGAAAAACAAATTAGTAATTTAACAGGTCCGCGAGATCATGTTTTTAATCAAGAATTAGTATTTGATAATAATACTTTAGAAACAGTAACACCAACTTTTTTTACATATGATGATACAGCAAATAATACATATCAATGTCAAGAAAGTGTAACGGGAAATAGTCTTTTTAAAGATTGCGGACCGGCCGCGTATGTTGGATTTCAAAGTTTTTAATTTTTATAATTTTTTAATTTTTATAATTTTTATAATTTTTTAATTTTTATAATTTATAATATTTATAATTTTTTTATATTTAACAAATTTAATATAGTGTGTTATTATTTTATATTTATATAATATAAAATAATGCCTGTTAAAAAATTTAAGAACCTTCCTGTCCCTAAATTTATTACTCCAAGACCACTTCCTCCACCAGATAGAAATATGTATAAAAGAAAAAGCAATAAAAACTTACCATTACCACATCGATTGCCCACACCGGCATTCCAGTTACCTAGTCCAGTTAGAGTAGATTCGCTTCAACCAACATATAATGGGTCAATTCATTCATCAGTACCTAGTACATATAATGGCTCATTACCTGGAACATATAATAAAGCTACAATCTTTCCAACAGCTAAGTCATTAGAAAACTTTAAAAAGCTATCATTGACTCCTTCGCCTTCACCTCTATTTACTGTAATACCAAAAAAGAAAGCATCAATGAAACGCTGTAAAAAAGGAACCCGACGGAATAAAAAAACGATGCTTTGTGAAAAAAATAAATATTATACACGAAGAAAATTTACCAAAAGACAATTCAAACGTTGTCCTAATGGAAAAAGAAGAAATCCAATAACATTACAATGTGAATCAGAACATTTATTTACACAATCCAGAATTTAATAGTTATTATAAATAATTATATAAAAATAATAGTAATAAAATATTAGATGGAACCATTAACTTATTATAGCAATATTAGTGCTATACAAAAAAATATTACTCATTATATAACCAATTTAAACAATAGTGGTTCGTTCAAATATTTATACGTTTATGGAGAACACGGTATTGGTAAAACAACAATTATTAAAACTATTTTAGCTGGTCTTAATTATAACATAAACTATATTGATTGTAATTGTAATAAATTATCGATTGACGAATTATTTAATATATATACAAACAGAGATGTATATTCTTTGTTTTTAAACAATGTAAAAAGCAATGCTATTATATTAGATAATATAAGTTATTATTTATATAATGATAAAAGTTATTTGACCAATTTAATTAAGTTATTGAAGAAAAATATTAAAGTAAAGCATAATAAATTTATTCCTTTTATTATTATTAACAATAATCAGGAAGATAAAAAATATAGCGAGCTTTCAAAATTATCGCAAAATTTGAAAATCCATCCGCCTAGTAATTTTGAATTAGAAACTATTATTAATAAACAATTTCCAAATATAGCCAAATTTACTAATTATCAGCTAATTATTGCTAATATACTTAGCTATTTGAATAATAAATATTATAAACTTAATAACTTGAAATATTATTATACTAATAATATTATAGAAGTAAAATTTGACAATAGTTGTAACTATAGTTATAACTCTATTAAAAATAGTAATGCAAGTATTAAGCTATTAACCAAGAATTTTTTAGAATATAACTATAGCTTACAAAATTTAGACATTATTAATTTTTTCGATAGAACAAGTTTAACGCTGTTATTACATGAAAATATTATTAAATTATTTTCAAATAATCTAACTTTGCAAGAGTTAAAAATATATAAAGAAATATTAAAAAATTATATATTTTGTGATTGTATTGATAAAAATATTTTTTTGTATCAAATATGGCAGTTAAATGATATTGTTTATATTATTAAAATATATTTTAATAATCTTATTTTACACAAGCACAAATTATTAAAATCTATTAATCAAAATGATATTATTTTTACAAAAATATTAACCAAATATAGCAGTGAATATAATAATTATAATTTTATTTTTAATAGCACTCAAAAATATAGTCTCAATAAAAAAAACTTGTTTTTATATATTTATTCAAAAAAAAATCAGTGTGATGAATGTGATGAAGACAATGAAACATTTGTTAATGAAGATGATGAATCTAAACTATTAAATAATAGAATACTTAAACTTATTTCACAATATACAAATTATTCTCTATCTAATTCATGTAAATTTTTACATGTAAATGATGATATTATAGGTGACGAATTTTTCCATTAACTAATTTACCAAGTAAGTCTCCTGGTTCTTCATCGTCTAAACATTCATATATGTTGTTATTTAATTCATTTTTATAATATTTTTTCTTATCAATAATTAGTAGTTCTAGTTCTTCTTCTTCCTCTTCTTTTGCTTCGCTTTCATCTTCTTCCTCTTCTTCCTCTTCTTCCTCTTCTTCCTCTTCTTCCTCTTCTTCCTCTTCTTCTACCTCTTCCTCTTGTGGTTCATCTTCTTTTACTTTTACTTCGCTTACCTCTTCAGCTTCCTCATCAGCTTCCTCTTCATCTTCATCTTCCTCATCAGCTTCCTCTTCAGCTTCCTCATCAGCTTCCTCTTCAGCTTCCTCTTCAGCTTCCTCTTCAGCTTCCTCTTCAGCTTCCTCTTCAGTTTCTGATTCTGTCTTTACTGTTTTGTTAATTACATTATTTTTTAAATAATTTAATTCTATCACTTTTACATTCTTTAAAGCATCACTAGTTACATTTACAGTCTCACAACTCTTAGTACTAACTTCGCTAACATCTAATAAAATATGCGGGTCATGTTTGTCTTTTAATTCATTATAACGTTGTTCTAGTTGATTATAGTTAGTTTGTAACTCTACATATTCTGGAAGTTTAAATAGCAACAGTTTAAGTTGTTGTAATAGTTCATTAGCTTTTTCATTTTTTTCTACATAAATAGAGAGATTAGTTTTTAAAGAGTTAGTAATATCGATTGATAATTTGCTAATTAAAGTATCAAAGTCTTTGCTCATTATATAATAAATATGTGTAAATATTTTAAATAATTTTAATATATATTTAAAACAATTTTTTATTTTAATAATAAAAATAAAATAAAAAATAAAAAATTGTTTTTAATATATATTTAAAACAATTTTTTATTTTAATAATAAAAATAAAATAAAAAATAAAAAATTTTTTAGAAAATGAGAGAACATAAAATACTTATTTTACATTTATTTTATATGCCTTCTTATTAATATGTTTATTATTTAATATATAGTCTTCATTTTCGTCATATAATTCAGGAAGTAATTTGGCTAGTGGTTTATCAACAAGGAGCAATAATCTCTCATTTTTTAATAATTTTCTATATTCTTGTATATTCAAATTACCATAATATTTTTCTAGCATATAAAATGGACTAGGGGCACACTTAATATTTTTTTCATAGTTATAAATTTTACAATACACATTATTTAATAAATAATAACGCTCAAATTTTTTAGAGGAATCCACATTTTCATTCATTAAAAATGAAGCAGCACATTCTGGGCTACAAAAATTACCATAACAATGATATGTGCCTTTTAATTCATATTTAGGTATCATTATAGGGTCATTATCAAAATCGTACGTACACCAAAAACAAGCACATTTTTTTGTTATATTATTACTTTTTAATTGCTTTGATAAATCTAGCAGTTTTTTATATATATTTTTGTTATCTGTTACATTATCGTTTAATAGTTTTTTTTCATATAAAAATGGGCTATTGTTTATAGCATTATGAGTATTAGGATTTAAAGCATTCGCACTTAAAGCATTAGGATTTAAAGCATTACCACTTAAAGCAATACCATTTAACGCATTTAGATCATTTATATCATTTAGATCAGTTAGATCATTTTGTGCGGATTGATCATCTAAAGCATCTTGTGTGTTAGCATTTAGACTATCACTATTTGTATTATTAAATATATTATAGTTATTGTCAAATTCTATTATATTATCAATGTTTGGATTATACTTTAACTCATTACTTGTTATTTCGTTTAGTTTGCAATTTAAATGTAAAATTATATTTGGCTTTTGAATTACTTCAATCACTTCTTTTTTCTCTTCTATTAGTTTCCCTCCTTTGGGTTTGCGTCCGCGTTTTTTATGAACTACATTTGTAGAACTATCTAATACTACTGTTTCGCCTTCTGTTGTTTCGCCTTGTATTGTTTCACCTTCTATTGTTTCGCCTTGTATTATATTATTTGATAAATCTAATAACTTCAAATTTTCATAATAAGATTTTGGTCGGCGTCCTTTTTTTTTTGCTATCATTTTATTTATATTTAGACTTAATGATTTATAATTTAAATTGTTTTTATTTATTATTTAAATATAACTTAAAACATTAGTATAACATTAGTAACGTTATATTACTTTCAAGTTATGAATAACAGCGTTACTCCAAATATTAACTGGAATGAAAAATATCGCCCAAATAATATTAGTAGCATAATTTTAAGTAAGTATAATAAATTACTAATAGATAATATACTTAGTAAAAATTATTTCCCAAATTTACTGTTATATGGTCCACCCGGAACAGGTAAAACAACAACTATTATGAATTTAATTGAAACATATTTAAACAAATATTATGTATATAATAGGAAACAAGTTATTCACCTTAATGCATCTGATGAACGAGGTATTGAAATTATTAGGCATAATTTACATAGTTTTGTAGTATGTGATAATTTATTTTTTGAAGGACCTAAATTTATTATATTAGATGAAGTGGATTATATGACTAAGACAGCACAAATAGCGTTAAAGTATTTGATTGAATATTATAGTAATTATAATGTGCGTTATTGTTTAATTTGTAATTATATTACAAAAATAGATAGCAATTTACAAACATATTTTTGCAAGCTAAAATTCAATTGTATTCCATTAACATATATATTTAATTTTTTAAATACAATATGTATTAACGAAAATTTAACACTATCTAATGACTATTTAAATTATATTATATATTTATATAATAATGATATACGGTCTATGATTAACCATTTACAGTTACATCATATAAATAATGTTATATATAATAATACTATATATGATGAATTATATGCTATAAATATTAGTGGTGATTATAAAACATATTTAAAAAAATTTGCCTATTTTGAAAAAAAATATTGTTTTGATTATAATGAGTTTATAAAAAAATATATATATTATATTTTAAAGAATCATATTGCGCATTTTAGTTACGAACAAGTGTTAGACATTGAATTTTTCATACATAATTATTCTAAACTTAATAATAAATCAAATAGCATTACTAATTTATATAATTTATTATTACAAAAGTAATATATTAATTTTAAATAATATTTTAAATAATTGATTTAAGTTATTATTTAAAATAACTATTATTATAATCTTATGACTATAGACGATGAATGGTTAAATTTTTTAGATAATAAACAAGAAGACACATTATTAGTCAATGTAAACCCCGAATCAATACAAACTAATGTATCATTGTTCGATCTTGAGAAAGCATGTTCGGCAATATATATTTCCACTAAAACAAAAATCTTATTTCTTAGCAAAACAATAAATATTTTCGAAGACTTTTGGAAAATACCAATTATTGATTATAATAAACAAATGGAAGGAATTACCAAAAAACAAATAAAAGTGTCTTTTGAAAATGTGGAAGATTACAATAAAATGTTAGCTAAACTAGAAACTATTAGTAATGTAAATAGTAAAATTATTAGCCATATAGACAATGAGCGATTTAAGCATACTAGAAAAATCAGCATTGGACTATCTAAGAAAGATTTGTTAAATAATCCAAATAAAGAAAAAAGCGCGTTTTATAATTGTTTTGTATTATTTTTAAGGATTTATCATAATAACACATTTAAAGAAACACACATTAAAATTTTTAATACTGGAAAAATTGAAATACCAGGTATTCAAAGTGACGAGCAATTAAACATTATTATACAAAAGTTGTTAGAACTATTAAAAATGTATATTGATAATACTATTGAATGTAATTATAAAGATACAGAAAATGTATTAATTAATTCTAATTTTAATTGTGGATTTTATATTAATAGAGAAATACTATATTCATTATTGAGAAATAAATACAATATTAATGCTATTTATGATCCGTGTTCTTATCCAGGTATTAGGTGTATTTATTATCATAATGTATGTGATAGGATTGTTAAAATATCTTATATGATATTTAGAACAGGAAGCATATTAATTGTGGGCAAATGCGATGAAGACGTGTTAAATATTGTATATAATTTTATTAAAACAATTATATTAAATGAATATAAAGACATATTTAATGAAGGTTGCGTGAAAAAAATAATTAAGCCACAAAAAACTAGGAGCAAATTTATTACTATTAATGCAAATTAATTAATTTACTATTAATTTAGTAATATACTTTTATATTTAATAAAATAATTATATTATATTAATATATATAAAGTATGGATTCGGATCTGCAAAAAGTCGCAGTTAAAAAAGCTTTTAATATGATATGCGCTGCTCTGAATAGAGAAGATAATTCTGAAACATTTGAGCAGCCCCTACCGAGCTATGGTCCTTATGGTCCTTCTCGCCCGGACTGGGCTCACCCAGCAGCACAATACCCACCGAAGAGCTCCTTCGCCGCTACCGCGCCCGTCCAGAAGGTAGGGGATAGAGTAAGAAAACTCGAACAGGCAAAAGCACGTATAAATGAGCGTAGGGACATGAACGTACGGACGATAGAGGCGGAGAGGGCGGCGAATGAGGCAGAGGCGAGGGCACATACGGATGCGAGGCATGCGAGGCATGCGACGTTCATGGAAGATAGGGAGGCGAGGGCAAGGGCTGAGGCGGCGGCGGCCGAGAAGGCGGCGGCTGAGGCGGTGGCGGCAGAGAAGGCGGCGGCTGCGGAGGCAAAGGCGGCGGCTGAGGCGGCGGCGGAGGCAAAGGCGGCGAGGGCGGTCGATCCCTTTCCAGCCCAAAGTATGAATTCACAATGGGGTCTTGAGCAGCAACAAGCCGTTGCTCGTGAACAAGCCGAGCAGGCGAGGGCTTTGGCTGTTAGTAATCCGAATAAAACGCTACTTACTTCTACAGGTGCTACACCGCCAGCGGCGGCGGCTGTGGTAGCACCTAATAATAGACAATCTACTAAGAGCATGTTAGCTTCTTCGCCCGCAGTTGGTGTATCGGCGGCAGATACAAATAAATCCAATAGATTTTCTCGCGCTTTATCGTTTTTTACTAGAAAAAAACCGAAGACGAATGCTGGTACTGTGAACTCACAAAAAAGTATAGCTGATTTAAATCAAGATATTATAAACGATGAGGCTCAGCGGTTAGCCTCCATGCGTGAACTGTTTACTAGATTCCTACCTATTGCTGAAGGATTCAGCAAAGCACAAAAGTATGAATCTAGTCAAGCATATGATAGTCTAGAAGGTCTAGAAGATCACTCGACGGGAATATTCGCACAAGATCAAACAATGACTCAATCGGATGTTTCTAAAAAACTAGCGAAGATATCGTATTTATTAAGCGAAGATGCACGTAATAAATTAGCTGCTTTAATGACGAGTACAGAAACCTCTAAAGAATATAAAGAACAACTGTTAGAAGCATTGGTTCCCCCAGTAGAACGTACAGATCCACCGTCTGGTGGTAAAAGAAGTAAAAAATCTAGAAAATCTAGAAAATCTAGAAAATATAGAAAATTAAGAAAATCTAGAAAATTAAGAAAATCTAGAAAATCTAGAAAATCTAGAAAATTAAGAAATATAGTTTAGACAAATATATTATTAATAATTATTAATTATTATAAATAATAATTATAAATAATACCAAAAAAAGAATTTAAAGTTTATAAATATAACATTAATATAAAATGACTAGTGAAAACGAGAAACAGTTAGTTATGCCCCCTTCCTCAATCTGGAATCAAATAGCTAAAATTTCTATAACAGAAGACAAACCTATTATGTTAGACTATTGGTTAGACTCTCTTGAGAAAAAGGTATTAATTGGTGTAAAAGAAAATAAAGAAAAACTATTAGTAAAAAACGCTGAAGAATATACCAGCCCTATTGTTAAAATATATAAAATGGATGAAACCTATATTATATGTACTGAAAATTCAATATATTTAACTTCTACCAAGATTGAGACACGTAGAATTAGCTCTTAAACACTATCTTGTAATGTTTTGTAATGTTTTGTAATGTCTTATAACGTATGTAATATTTTATATAAATTATTAACAAAAAAGATAATTTCTATATTATCTTCTTCAATTGTGAAATAATTATTAATATATTTAATAATATTTTTAATAATTAAAAACTTGTTTTCTTCACATATACTTGTATTATTATATTTAATATAATATAGGAAATTTTCCAAAATATCTATTATAGAATAGCCTTTATCTATTAAATTTAAAATATAGTCCATAGCTTCCTTAATTGTATAATTAGTACATTTGTCTACTAATATATCAAAATCATTTATTATAATATCTGATACAATATCTAATTGTATTAGGTCTTCCAAACAATTGAAATTATTGTATAATAGTTTTAATTTTTCAATATTATTTATTAAATTGTTTATTGAATTATTTGATAAGTTAATTATATATTTTTTAATGGTATCATCTATTAGTAGGTTTTCACTAGTTAAAATATTATTTAAAATAGTATGTAAAAATGCTTCATCTATTTTTTTGAATTCGATAATATCTAACATTTCATATAACGTTAAGTTAATTTTTAGCACATTTGATGTTGATAATAAAAAATAGATATTGGATTTATAATTTTTTATTAGTTCAACAAAATTTAATTGAATTGCTTCTGAAAATAGTTCAACGTCTTCTATTACTATAAATTTTTTATAGCCATTATTTGTATAATTGTTTATAAATAATTTTATGTCGTTTTTATAAAAATTAACGCCTTGATCTTTTAGTATTGTAATATAACATACATTAGTATTAATTAGAAAAGCATTAGACTTGTAATAATTGTTTATTAATATATTAATTACACTTGATTTACCACAACCAGAGTCGCCTTGAACTATAAAATTATAATTGTTATTGTCTATAAAATTTTCTAATATTGTCTTTGTATTCAAATCAAAATAACAGTCAGTTATATTTTTTGGTTTATATTTATTAATTAATAACTCATTCATTATTTTTGTAGTTTATTGTTATAGTTTATTAGTTATAATAATTTAAGTAATAATTATAACTATTAATTATAGTTAATAATTAATAGTTAGTTATTATGAATGATTATGATGATTATTTTTCAATTTTAAATTTGTCTAATAAAGCTAGTTTGCAAGATATTAAAAAAGCATATAGAATATTATCTATAAAATATCATCCAGATAAAAATCATAATGCTAATCCAGAGCTGTTTAATAAAGTCAATGAAGCATATGTAAAACTAACAACAAATTTTGCTAGCATTCAAAACGCTATTTTAAATCAATCTATGGCTGTTCAAAATACAAATAATAGCCTAAATACTGGCCCCCATAATGGCTCAAATACTGGCCCCCATAATGGCTCAAATAATAGCCTAAATAATGGCCTAAATTATAGCTATAGTCATCAACTAACTAGCATTACAAATTATGAAGATATAATAATAACTTTAAATATTAGCTACTATGACTCATACAACGGCTCATCCAAACCTATAACTATTGAACGAAAACTATTTACAAACAATGTTATTAGTCATGAATTGGAAACATTATATGTTCCCATTACTAAAGGTATTGATAGTAATGAGATATTATTATTACATAATAAAGGCAATATATATATCACTAATGGTACTACAAGTTATAGCAATGTTAAAATTGTGTTAATTCTCTCAAAACACGAATGCTTTGAGAGAATAGGGTTAGATATTATTTATACAAAACCAATTACGCTTAAAGAGGCGCTAACAGGTTTTACTTTTACATTACTTCATCTTAATAAAAAACATTATAAAATAGTTAGTAATGAAATCATAGACTTCAATTATGTAAAAATAGTCAATAATTTAGGCTTTATTCGTGACGCATATGTTGGTAATCTGATTATTAAATTTACTATAACATTTCCTAAGTCAATCTCTCAAACTAACAAAACAATGTTAGAAAATTTATTATAAATGATTATAATTATAATTATGATTATAATGTTTTAATCTTCACTCTCATTAGACACCAATAAATATTTTGATAAAATGGTATTTGACTCTAATACTTCTTTAGAGTTTAATTTACAAAACCAATTATATTTTGAGCGCTTTAATAAATCGTGTGACGGTATATATAGCGCATATGTATTTGCATGTAAATCTATAAAAGTTGATCCCATAAGATCTTCTAAATTTAACATGGTATTATTATTATCTTTTGTGCCTATATATTTTCCATCTATTATATTTATTTCGTCCATCTCTCCACATTTCAATAACCATTTGCTTATTGCGTCTTCAAATTCTAATGAGCTAGTAAAGTTTGTTCCATAAAGTAATTCCATGTGCTTTATTAATCGTTTCATAGTAGGACATTCTTTTATACACCCAATAAACTTTATAGAAGGCATATAGTCTACATTATATGCATTTGCGCCGTTATTTTTAAATTGCGCTGTTACAATTTTATTTGATGCTAATACTTTGTCATATATTGGTCCTAAAGATTTGAATAATATAAACGAATTTTCTATATACAGTCC